GCAACCTTCGCGATACTTCCATTCGATTGATTCGCGTACGTGCTTGCAGCTTCGGCATTCGATCGTACCGTCGTGATTCAGGAAAAAAAGCTGGCTGCGCAGGTACATTCGAAGACCCACTCCGGGCGCCTGATCTGGAAATCATGCTCCACTACGTCGCCCAAAGAGGTCTCCCAAATGAAAAGGCCAACCCGAAGGCTGGCCTTGTGAATAATCGCCCGATACTCGCCTCGGTGCCGGGCTTACCGCTGGTATCGCCCAGACGTTCGAAGCGGCCGGACTGATTACCGGCAGGTTTGCATGCTTCCGTCGTGCTTAGCCCCTTGCGGAGCGCCCATACACTACACCCAGCTTGCGCCAGTGAAATAGGGACATCGACCCCTATACCTACGGGCCGCTTGCGCGGCTGCTTACCTCATTCGGACTCACTGAAATTCCATTGGTCGGCTGATACTCCGGGGGTTTCGGCAGCCGACGTAAAATCTCTTCGAGCGTGAAAAGAATCTTCTCAAGAATCAGCGCCTCGCGCTCATCTTCCCCCAGCTTCCAGCGCACAAGCGCTTAGGTTTTGACGGCTGCGGCCGAAGCGGGCGCCGTGACGGGCGTAACGCTGATGCCGGAAGTCGGCAGGAATGTCGGCGGCGTGCCCACTTCGGTGAAGCTTTGAGTTACCGGGGTTCCGAGGGTCGCGCCGCTGACATCAAGATCAGTCGCGACGACCGTGCCTGCGCCGGGATTTACCGAAGTCGTGAACGACCAAGGCGTTGCCTCCTTGCCCGTCAACAGCACCGCAGGCTGCGCTACGCCGCTTGAATCCGTCACCACGACGCTGGTCGAGGCAAATGCTGCGCCAGTCGGCGTAACGATGGATGGGCCTTTGGAGATCGTTACGACGACCTGAATCAAATTTGAACTCATAGAAATTCCTCAGGTGACAGGTTTATCAGGCGCCGCGAGATCTGACCATCGCGCGAACGCAGGCTGATAGCCAGAACTCTCCGCGACCTTATCAGCTCCGCGTGACGCATTCTTTTCAGCGAGCACGGCGCGTAGTGCCTTCAAATCCTCCAACAGCTGAACGTATTTCGCTTCCAGATCGACAATACGTTTCTGGTGTGATTGAAGCTTCTGTTCGAGCTGCTGGAGGGGGTTCATCCACTATTCCGGCGATGGACCGTTGATGCCGCCTGCGAGGTCAGTAGATGCTTCGACAGCAGAAGACACTTCAAGATCCATAACGCCATTGGCCTGATGTAAAACCTGATTCAGTGTCCCATTCTGCGAATCGACCGAATATGGATTTCCCTGCGCCTGATTGAAACCATACTGTGATGCGATCAGAGATCCGGCGAGCTGCTCCTCTGCATTGCTCAATGTGACCTCAGCTTTAGCCGCTTTGTCCTCCGGCAGCGCCGGGGGCGCCTCAAATTTCGAGACACTGTACCATTGGCGAAACGCTGCGATCAATTCGCCATCGCGGGTGAAAAGCAGATCGCCGTTCTTGGCAATCTCGAAAGAGTGAGCTGAAATCCAATCGGATTCGTTCGATGCCGTGGGAGTGCTCCATTCGACGATGTAATCGGACAGTCCTCGTTGAGGCACCGTTTCAACGGAGACAGTCATGTTCTTCCGCGGCCGCCCCGGCTTGCGCTTCACCGGAACGGATTCAGCAAAGGACTGCTCGGCCTTACGCGGCCGGCCTGGTTTTCTCTTCATGATTTTCTCGGGTGGTGACAAAGGACAGGAATTTTAGCAGCAATTTTCAGGCCGCTTCGCGCTTTTTCTTTTTCTTCTCACGCCATTCCGAATAAGCGACAGCGGCACGTTGTTTTTGATCGGGAAAGTCTTTGTTGGCTCGCTTGCTTCCCATGTAGCGCGAAATAAAGGAACTGAGCTTTTCGCCCTTTTCAACGGACGGCATTCGATACCTCTGCGTCAATTTTTGCAGCAATCTTTCGCGCCATTTTCTGAATCATGCGCTCCTGCTCAATTTCCCATCCCGCGCCGCGCCGATGGTTGCACTTACAGCGCTCGCACCAGATCAAATCATCTTCGCCGGCGAACTTCTGGTTCACGTCGGGGCCGGAGTAGGGCTTGAGCGCTTCGGGCGAAAACTCTACCGTGAATTCGTGTTTCACTTGGCCTTCACATAGAGACGCACAGGCGTGACGTAAAAAGGCTGAGGCGACGCCATCTCGAAGCGAATCTGCATCACTCGCCCTTCCGCTGTCCGCGCCACCCGCGTACGTTGGTTGCATCGCCGCCATCCGGAATCGACGCTCGAGCTCCACTCGGGCCACCCACCTTCACGGCCGGCTCGGCACGCTGGGGCTGCGTGCCGGGAACCACATCGATCTGATTGACCGGCGCGGGCCGGTTGCCGAGGACTGCCGCGGCAGTTTGCGCGCCGGTCGATTTGGTCGGCATCGGGCGCGGGAGGCCGGATGAGGTGTTTTCGCGGTCGTAGGGGATGCCGGCGACGCCGATCAGCATGGGAATTCTCCGTGGAACATGGAAAGGCGGATCGTGAAAAATAAATCCAAGTTCATGACGCGATTGGATTTAATCCGAATCGCGCTATTCCTTGAGTGTTCCACGAACCACCGACTTATCGGGATGCTCTTCGGTCATATGGAACCGTACACCGCCGCTGGTCGCATGGCCGGGCGAGCCGCAATGCAGGCCGCTCTCGCCTTCGATCTCGGCGACCGTCTCGGAGCCGCGTCCGCCCTTGGTGTCATTCGACAGCGCGGCCGACTCAGCGTTTTCGTTCGGGGTCATTCGCATGGGAAAATCCTTGAGTTGGAGCGCCCGCTCAGGACGCAGAGGCAGTTTTACACGCTTGCATAGACTTATCACAAAGCTGCCGTTTTTGTAAAGCCTTGGCTTCCCGGACCTGATAAAACTTGCGCAGCGCGACAATTTTGCCGCGGGCAACGCGCTTGCGCAGGGCATTGGCCGTACACCCGAACAGTTCGGCTTTTTCTCCGACCGTCCAATAGCCGCCCTCAGGCTTGGTCTGAATGACGTACCACACGAACAGTGCGCGGCGATAGCGGACCCGGAGCATCTGGACCGCCAAATTGACCTCGTAGACGCGCGGCGACATATCGGCGCAGAGAATCCTCGAGCCGGCCGGCTGGTCGCTCATCATCGCGCAGAAAGCCGCTTCCCGCGGCAGGACGGCGTCGGCGAAATGGCGCTCGTGCCAGGCGCCCCATTCGCGCAGCAGGCTGTCTAGGTGCTCGTATTCGGCTGAGGTGTGGGACAAATCGGATGCTCCCCGCAAACCGCGCATTTGAATATGTCGTTGCCGATGGTATAGACCTCGAAGCCGAATTCACAGAAGGGGCAGGCGACCGAGCCGGCCTTGATGGCTTTCTCGCGGCGGTCGCGAAGGAGTTCCTCGATGGTCATTGCGGCTCTACCCGACACAATAACAATCGCAGTTCCAGTTTCGAATTCTCGTCGATCATATCGGGCAGCACCTCCATGCAAAGAAGCGTCCGCAAACCAAGGCTCGCCAACTTCATGATTTCTTCCTGCGCCACTTTCACCTTTTCGCTTTCAATCTGCTCGCGCTCGAAATATTTCGTCGATTCGGCGAAGGATCTGGAAGCGGCTGCCTTTTCCAGGAGGCGATAGACTTCGCCATCGTGCGCGGCGCGAACATCTGCGGTCTTGAGTTTCAGGCTGACATGGGCGATGCAGCCGTCGGAAATATTAGTCATTCGATCACCGCGACAATATCTTCCTCACGGATCACCAACACTTCCTCCCCGTCAATCTGGACTTGAGTGCCCAGACTGAACCAGATTCGATCGCCGGCTTTCACATCGAGTGGGACAGCGTTGCCGCTTTCAAGCAGCTTGCCCGGTCCGACCGCAACGATTTCACCTCGCAAGTAGGGCTCGCGTTCAGTGTCGACCAAATGAACGCCGCCACGCGAAATGGTCTCGCGCTCCAGGCGCCTCACAATCACGCGATCATGTAACGGGCGCGCTTCGCCGGTTTTGGCATCGAATGCGATCGCGACATCGGCCTCACGTGTGGAAATGATAACATCCTTGTTACCCCACAAAACTCGTGTGAAAAGATAGCCATTCAGCTCGAGGCCGCCAAGATCGACGACATCGCCGGGTTTGATGTCGCACGGCGTAAAATGTTTCGAGTCCCACGACTTCGTACGCTTGCCCTTCGGGCCGTCATAACGCTTCTGGAAATGACCTGGCCCGACAGCCAATACTTTCCCGCGGACAGGTTCGCCTCGATAAACCAACTCCATCATCGTCCCATGATCAATATCCAATGGCTCGACCACAATGTGATCGCGCAGGCAGCGGATGGTTTCGTCTTCGCGGACGAAGGTCAACAGGGCGTTGGATACGCGGACACCGCGGTCGATGAGAGGTTGGTTCATTTATCGTCACTCGCGATATTCCGAATTCTCAAAGGATCACTCCAGCGCAGCAATGCATTCGGACCGTCAAAACCATAGACTTCGTAAAGCGTTCGATCGACCCATACATGATCGCCTATTTGCACTTTGAGCAGACATTGCGGATCTGCATTCAGATCCAGCTGTCCAGCGGAAACAGAATCATCACGTTCTTGGCGGGTCATTCCGTTTGCCTCTTTTCTTCATCAGTCAAAGGCGTTACATGCCAAGGCTGAGAAATCTGACGCACCTCCCAAGCAACCGGTTCACCCTTCTCATCAACATCGATCGTAATCGACGGAATGCCATTTTTATCGAGCCATAATACTCGCGCGCGATACATGTAGCGCGGGCCACTATCGCGACGAAGCATCACAATATCGCCAATGGCGTAATCAGAGTTTTTCATCCCTTAACCAAAGCCAACTTAACAGCTCCCTTCACATTCGTCGCCGGATCAACCGGTGCATCCAGATCGTTCGCACGAAGCATCGCCAGCTTGAAATGGTCCCGCGTCCCTCCGCACAACTCGTGCTTTTTGAAAAACTTCTCCGCGGCGCGCCGCTCGGCGCAATGCTCGAAAGGGCCATCGAAGCGTGTCGCATAGAGCAGTGCGTCCGATTGATTGGCGCCGCAGACGGTGCAGATGAAGTACATGGAATTGCCGAGGATCTGGGGAGTGCGGGAGTTGTCAGTCATGTGAATTTCCTCTCCGCTTCCATCCGATCCAGCGCATCCTTCATCGACTCGCCATGCTTCCAATCCCAACTGCAGCCGGTTGTGCCGCCCTTCCATGAGCCAGTGCGCTCGCCAGCCTCGCCATCGAATTCAACGTTGATCACGCGGCGCACCAGACGCGGCCAAGGCAATCGCCGCAACCATTTCCAACGCCATTCGCGTTCTTCGCCATTCACGGTCGCAATGCGCTTCTGAAGTTCGCCTGAATTGAGCTTGTAGGTATAGAGAAACTTTTCTTTTGTTTCTTCTGGACCAGAGTATTCGTGCGGCAATGGAGCGTGATGCAGTGAACCATCAGGATTCAGATAATCGTGGCGGATATGCTCCCAACTCCATGGCAAGCGGATATGCCAGCTCGTCTTGGGATCAGCGCTGCGACCGGTATCCTTCCCCCATTTCCAGACAAATGTATCTTCGAAGAAGTAAAAGCCATAAGTCGGCCCGGAGCATTGGCCTTCATCGGGCACAACTTTGTGCCATGAAAAGCTGAATGCAATACTGAGAATACCGCAGCCTAGTCGAATCCAGGCGCGACGATGCTCGTGCCAGTCGGAGGGGAATTCGATCTCGGCTCGCGGGCCGCGAATACCTAGCACTGCATAGGCGATCTCGCCTTCGTGATAGTCGTAATTCCAGCAGCGGAGCATCAAGCTGCGGCGTTCTTTTTCGATTGCGAATTTCACGGCTCAATCCTCAACAGCGCATACCCTCGCGGTAGCAAATGCCACGGCACTTTGCCTCGGGCTAAGATCACGGATTTGCACATCTCACAGACTTCGAAACGATAAAACTCAGCGCCGAAAGCCTGGTGATACCATGAGCCTCCACTTCCATTGTGTTTGCACTTCAACTGCTTCGCGTTGGGAATCGACACCAGCGGCGGAGGCGGTTCCGAATCAGCCTCTACGATGGTTTCACCGGGCTTAACCATTGCGATAGCGCCGTTCTTCGACTCGGCTGAGCCATTAATCTCCCACTCATGCGTTGAATCCGCGCGACTATACAACGTCCACGCATAACCACCCCAGACGTTGGGATTGAATCGGATCGCGACCTCAGCCACAACTTCTCATCCCATCATCATCCGCACGCATTTGCGCGAGCCAGTCATCGCGACTTAGTTCGAACAACCATGGCCATTCATCACGGAGAAGTTGAAGAGTTCCGCAAATCCATGGCCCGAATCCGAAAGGCATTCAATCAGCTCCTGTCCGCGCCGTCTGCAGGCCTAGAATTCTCTCGTAAACGAATCATTTCAGCCTCCTCCCGACGTTCCAGCTCATACACCCGTGTCACCGCCCACTCAAACTCCGCCCGGTCGACGTGCGCGCCGACCAAGCCTTGGCGGATGCTTGCACGGAGGGCTTCGGATTCTTTGTTCACTTGTGCCAGGCCCGCGAGAGCGGATTGTCGGGAACATGGCGTTCATCATGCAGGGCGGCGCATTGACAGGTCGCGCAGTGCTGACCTTGCTCGCGATGCGGCGAGCTGTTCACAGCACCAACAGTCCGCGCAACCGCGATGCCGTGCATGTCGATTTCACCATCTGAGCCGAATGCATGATCATAGCCTGCAGCGCGCATCTGCTCGGCGATTTCGCGATAGGCCGCGTCGCTAAGTCCCATGAGAACATACGTATGAGTCATCTCTTTTTCCCCACCGATGCAATCGACAACAATCGCTGCGCGGTCACGGCCATGTCTTTCGCTTTCCCGATGCGAACGATCTCGAAAATCTCTCTCGCTTCAGCCGCATTTCTGGCGCGAACCGGAAGTGGACTCTGCAGCCCCGGCACTTTCCGCCGCAGCGCGCTTTTTGCACGGCTCCGGCGCCGGATTTCGGAGGGCAACGCATTTACATGCCCGCAATCGCGGCACTGCATGACGTAGTGCGTCGTATCCTTACCGCACTGCAGGCACCATTGCGTGCTGAATTGGCGGATGCTCATTTCCCGCAACACTCCCGACACCAGAATACCTTGTTCCGGATCTTGCCGCCGCCCAAAGGCTTCAGCAAGCCACATTTGCGGCAGGTGCGGCGGATCGTGGTCAAGGGGACGAAATGGATCATTGAACTCGTGTCGACTCGCTCAATGTGACTTTCTGCTGTCGGCCGTCAGGCCAGCGAAGATACAGAACACCAGCCTCACTTTTGAGTTCACGCGAGAGTTCGGAACTAATGAAGATGGATAACTTCACCTTTTTAGGCTTGAGTTTTTTATTCATCCCATCCACGCTTCCGAATGTCCCTGATGAAACACCGACCGCTCCCGCGTCTCCACGCGCTTTTTCGGCTCGCACTCAGCGCGGGTTTTGGCGATGCGGCGCATGATACAAGCTATTCTTGTGGCACTGAGCAAATCATCGTGTTCTTTTACGACAATACCATCTTTCCGATGGTAAAGCATGAATTCCTCCTGCCATTCACGCAGTTCGCGAAAAACCAAAAGGCGTCCAGTCTGAAAGCGTTCAAGCATTTCGGTAATGCCGGCCTCAAATCCATATCCGCCCGCCTCAAATGTAGCGTGTGTCAAATGCATTTTGAGCCCGTGCTTACGATAAATCTGGGCGAGCTCCGCCTGATCTTGCACGCCGAACTTACCTCCCGACTGATGACCATCATGAGGCCACGCCCAGGGAATCCATTCGCCCCAGTGCTTCACGGCCCCCGTAAACATCATCGGTGTCTGTTCGCGCGCGCGATGACAGGCAGTCACATAGAGTTCATCGGTATCGCGATTGTAGGCCAGTCGGACGGCCGCCGTAGGATGGTCGAAGCCGAAATCGATCGCGCAAAGCTGAGCCCAATGGTCTGGTATTGGGAAACTGTCGACAAGAATACTTTCCAATGTAACGGGGAACACGGCGCCGCTGCCGCGCGAAGGAATGCCCTTAGTGCGAGCCTCGCGCTCATGCTCCGGATAGCTAGCAATAATCGCGAGCCGTTGCTCAGGTGTGAAGTGCGACGCGTCGTCGATCGTCATATTGACAAAGTGAGTTCCGGGCACTTTGTCGATGATGAACCGACGCACGACTTTCGTAACGCCAAGCAACGGAGTAAACGTCAGAAGAATCGGACCCATTGTCACGTTGGTTCGTGTTAGAACCTCCGTGTAAATCTCCTCCTCGCATTCCTCGTCAAGCCAACATCCTTGCAATGTCTCGCCTTGGAATTTCTCTCTGCCTTGCACATAGCTCTTGAACGCGCATGTCGATTCCCCGCCACTAACATGGCGCACTTTAACCATGTCAACACCATCAGCGACGGAGCGATTCCGCGAAGGATCGCCAATGATGCATTCCTTCGGAATCATGCCGGTTCCCCACTGACCGACACGCCCTAATAGAATGCGCTGCGGATTGTCGCGAGTGGATTCGGCCGTGATTCCGGCGACCCACCAAGGACCTGGTTTGTCGAAACGCAGGCCACTCCAATCGGGGGGATATCGGCCGGTCAGGTGCATCGCGACTTCGGCACCGGCTGAAAAACTTTTGCCCGTTTGATTGCTTGCGATCAGGCAACGTTCGCGCGCAAAACGGCCCGCGTCATGGAATTCTTTCTGCTTTGGATAGGCGACATATGAGGCGAGTCGATTCTCCGCCTCACGCCGCTCAATAGTGCGCGGAATCTCCCGCAACGCCGTCTGCAGCACCTCCGGCGCAATCTGGTCGAAGATCTCATCGAGCGCGTCGAAGTTCACTGACCAGTGCTCGCGAAAATAATCTGACATCCATGAGCATCGAAATACAATGTCTCAGGAAATCCACCGCCGTCATCACATCGATCGCAAAGAATCTCCACCGTCTGGGTTCCGGGCAAATCCGTTTCAGCACGCGGCATGATTTTTTGGCGCTTACATTGCGGGCAGCGCAGTCGAATCCAACAGCCACATCCATCATTCTTTTTTCGCATTGCAAATCGTGTAACGCGTAGTTGAGTCGACCAGGCGATTGATGCTCACCGCAACCCGCCGCTTTATACAGCCAATGGCGCCTCCGCCAACAATTCAATCAGTTTGTTCGCCATGCGGGTATAGCACTCCGATCTGGCGTCGGCGGCGGCGTAGGCGGCGGCGGCGGCGGCGTTTCTCGCATTCCTCCGCGCCTCGATCGCCGCTTCGCGATCGGCCGGGCCGCCTTCGATCAGTGGCACCAGCACACACGCGCAAGCTTTGATTTGCTGGGCCACGCGCGGATTATCGCGTCCCGCCAGGTCCTGCGTCAGAATCCAATACAGGAATTTCCAACTCACTCGCGACAGGTCCGCACCAGGCTGGATCGCCGCCAGAAAGCGCGCGGGGAAAGTCTTTGCATCGCCATTCTTCTGTCCCTCGAACAACGTGTCTTCCAAGCGCGCCAACATCCTCGGGATGCCGAGTTCCGTCTCGAACGCGGCATGCTCCCCACTGTGAATCGTGCAGCCAACGGCGCAGCCCTTTCCATTCTCCCAGTAGCTGCCGTGAATGATCTCGTCAGCCGCAGCATGCGCTTCGACTCGCGCGAGATATTTGGCTTTGATTTCAGATTTCCCGTGGTAGGCGACAAGCATTGTATTTCTCCGACAATTATTAATTTGGAACTGGCGAGTTGAATTTGCAATAAATATCAAAGCGTGTCAAATAATTATCTCAACCGCCGCTTCCAATCACCCGAGTAATCGCGCTTCGGCTTGCCGATACCTCGCGGCCAGTACGTCTGCGACAGCAGATAATCGCGCGTCTCGATCAGCAATTCGCGCACAGCCTCATGCTTCGCCAGCTCGGGATTGAACAATCCGCCGCCGGCCAGATATTCGGTGATGCGGGCGATCAGACGGTCACGTTGATCGGAAGGCTTGACGGTCATGCTCGCCGATTCCACGCAATCGCCGCGCTCTCACGTGTAGCATAATGTTGCCGCGTTCTAACTCCGCACGAGGTGTTGGAACAAACAACCGCGACCGTGTAGTTATCATTCTGCCCGCGCCGCTCGCCATCGTTGAACGCGCCTTCATGGCCGCAGAACGGCCAGCGCTTCAGACTCGCATCGGTATCCAGATAATGGAAATGATTTTTCGCGAACATCTCAAGGCCGGCGACGGTGGTAATTTTGTTCATCGCGCTTCCTCCACAGGAATCGGGCAGATTCGCTCGAGGAATTTGCGCACGACAAGTTTCTTACGCTGATCTTCAAGTTGGATTCGCAAAAATTCAGGCCACGAATTTTCAAATTCGATGTTGGCCTCGCGGCGAGCGAGATCCAGCAATGCAGCATAGTTCAATGGCTCATTCATGGAGCCACATCCGGCTTTCCGACAGTTTCCGCAACGGGCGCAGGCACCAGCTCAATCGCCTGCGCCTTCTGGCGCGCGACGTAGCGCTGAGCTGCGGCCAGCACGATCCGCAACGCATCGTTGTCGAGATCATCCAGGGCATTCGTGACCTCGAGCTCGCGGGGGCAGAGTTTGACGATGGCGCCCACGTAGGCACGCGGATCTTCCTTGCACAGCCGCTCAATCGCATCGACGCCGTTTTTTTCGAAGTGCGCCGCCAAAGCGTTTAGGAAGTCCCCGGTGAGGCGACGACGCGCCCCCTTTGCTTGGCCCCCGGGATTTCCCGATTGGCCTTTCTGGAACCACGTGCTTCGCGGAGGGGGGACTGGATTGGGATTTCCTGAGCCGATCATCGATTTATGCCCGATCTCTGCTGCTGAGGCTGCAGCGCAAGCGGCGTATACCACATCGCGAGCGAAAACGGAAGCGATTTTCTCAGTCGTCTCAAATCAAGTGGAACCCCGCGAGGGCTCGCTTTCTATCCCAAGCTTTTGATAAATCTAAAAAAAATCATTAAAAGGTGGAACCCGTGGAACCCTGATAACAAAGTTGTCCATAGCGCGCGCATGTAAAAACTTTGTTTAGAGGATTCCACGGGGTCCACTTTGTCCATTCCAAGTCCATGATTTCATTCATTTTCATGGTCGTTCTCCGGCTCCTTTTTTTCGCCATAACGGGTATTATCCGACGCCGGAACCGCCTTCAGATTTAGACTGATTCCAAGAAAGGAATTGCCCGAATTCTTGACTGCCTTCGGGTATCCGAGCTTCGCCATCTCCCGCGGAAGGTCATTGGAATTGATCCATTTGAGTCCGTTAATCGCACAGAAACGTTGGTAGTGCTTGAAGAAAGTACTCGTTTTCTCATGCTTGCCTCGACCCAATGCGCGCTCATTTTTCGGATCAGAGTCGCAACACTCTTCAATGAATTTTCCCAAAGTATCGGAATTTTTCCGATAGGCCTCGACGGCATCCAGAACGGCTTGTGGTGGATTCAATTTTTTCAATCTCTGCCATTCCAGACATCCTTCCACGCACCACTTGAGAATACCCGACATTTCGTTCTGTTTGATTTCGGTGAGCAGGTTCGAATTTTTGATAGCTTCCGGCACTGGGATTTCAAACGGCACGAGCTGAACCCGACGCCAGATTCCTTTGTCGCGCCCGCTGATTTCCGGCTTGTGATTGCCGCGGAGAACCAACTTGTGAGTGGGTTGAAAATTAAAAGCTTCCTTGTATTTGAATTCACCGCGCAACGTATCTCCGCCAGTCATGTTCTTGAGCTTCTGCTCATTGAATTTCTGGCCTTCGCTGGTCTCGTTCATGATGCACAGCCGTGCTCCGCGAAGCTGGGCGATGTCATTTGCGATGTCTTTGACGTGGCCTGTCGCCATGAGCATGGACGGATCGCCGGCGACCGCATAATCAGCCAGGACGGTATGTAAAACCTCAGAAAACACAGACTTTCCATTTTCCCCTTCACCGTGAAGAAACAGGAATATCTGCTCAGAAACTTCGCCCGTCAGGCAATATCCACAGACACGTTTCAAATATTGGTAAAGCTCCTGGCCGCTTTGTTTCGCAGCTGCATCTTCTGAATTGGCGCCAGTCGATTGCAACATGAAAGATTCCCACCGCTCGCATTCCGCGTGGGGGTAATATTCGATGGGCACCAGTTTTGTAATCAGGTTTTCCCGATCGTGCGGATGAAGCTCTCCAGTTTTCAGATCCAACGTTCCATTCGCTACATTCAACAACCAGGGATTGGTATCGAACTCTGAAAATTTCCGGGGGATGCCCTGCTCCGAACGCGCCATGTACAGCATTCCCTCAATGCCTTTTTTGGATTCACTTCGCTTGGCATGTTGGAAAATTTCATCCCGATTCGAAGCAGTCGACAATTCGTCAAAAATAGCCAGCGCGGTCTCCTTTGCACGAGCCTGAATAGCGACAGCTTTGGGGTCCATCTCCCAGCGTTTGCCGTCCCATACCAGCCAATCCGTCTCGGCCGTATAGGCAATATTTTCTCCATGCCGCTTGACGAGCCGTACTCCATTAGCGATATCGGTATCATTGAATCCCGCAGGCTCCCGGAATGGCCCGCGCAAGTTTGACTTATCCTTTTTTGATTCGAGCGTTTTTTGTCGCTCTTTGCGCAGAGTATCAAGCGTTATGACGCGCGCGCCCAGTTCCTTTGCAACCTGTTCGCGAATGCGGTCATAAGAAAGATCATCCAGTCGCGCAAGTTGATCAATCCGGTCAGCTTCAGGAGTTGGCGCAGGCGCTTCAATAACTCCATCTTGATTAGCAGCGCGATTTTCAGTGCTTTCATTGCCTGATAAACGGGGACGACGTGACTCCCCATATTTACGAACCGCCGTTTCGGCGTAATCGCCTGCGCGTTCACTGAAATTGATTCCATCCGCGTTGAGCGAATTCGGCCCAAGCAATTCCTTGAGAAGCGCTTCGATATCTCCCGCCAGCATCCCTTTGGCTGCAAGTCTCGAACTCAGCGACAGGCAGCTCTGATGCCGATCATGCCCCTCCCGGATATTCCGCCGCAGTTGCTCGTCCGTGGTCTCATCCCGCGCATGCGTGCCGTTGGCCTTGAATCCGGCGTAGTACTGCGGCTCGAGATCCACCGCCTGATCGACGCACCGGCCCTCGATCTGATACACCTGATAGTCAGCGCCGCGGACCCGGCCGATATAGAAGGATTGACTGAGCGTGAAGGATTCCCGGCTCGCGATGCCGCCCAAGGCGCGATTGGCGCGCGCCAGGTATTCCCCGCGCTTCTCTGGTGGGGCTGCTTCCGAAAACGGCAGGATGGCCCGCCAGCGCGGCTTGGCGGGGGTATGCGAAGGCGATGTATAGATCACGGTGCACAACCGGGCCGCTTCCAGCATGGCGGCGCCACGCTCGGGCGAGATCAGCTCACCGTCATAATCGAGTTCCGCCCCATAAGCACGAACCACATTCGCCGCATGCCGCAGGATGGGCCGCGTTGCGCTGTTACTGAGCAGCGTCCCATACTCGCACAAACTGACGAGTGGGCAATGCGCCTTATCAGGATAAGCGTCGCTGGAGCGGATCTTTCCGACCAGTTCTTCCCAGGCCACATCCGAGCGATCAATCTTAGTTTTGGGCCATACGTCGGGGAAAAGCGTATAACTGATCAGCAAGCGGCCGGTATCAGCGCCGTTCTGCAAAATCTCCATCGCTATCCTTCGGCGACGGAGTTTTCCATTTGAACGCGTGAAAATCGCTCGCCGAGCCTGATTTCCAGCTCCAGAAGCCGCAGCATGGCCTCCGGAATCGTATTGATGCCGGCATGCCACGATTTGACATAGACGGGATTGCGGTAGAGGATGCGGCCGACTTCGGGCGGGGTAAGCTTGTGCGAACGCATAAGCTGCCGTAGCCGCTGGGTGCGGCCGTCGAATTTGGACATGAGACCCCCGGAACGGGTTAGACTTTCTGCTTAGCTAGCGAATCTAGCGCTATCGGGGGCTGGGCACAAGGGGTTATGACAAAATTACTTCGCCATCCCGCCAGCCCTCAAACGCCCCGCAGCGCCTGCCTCCGACGCGCGTGCGTGCGGTTACCTCGGCACCATGGACAGCCGCCACGATGGCCGCAGGAGCGCGAGGCGTGCTGGGATTCGCCGTCGTGCAGGGGCTTGCCCGTCTTACGGTGTTTGCGTTTGGTCCGGCTCATAATCGTCTTTTCGGGTAGTGGGTCAGTTTGAATTTCCGACCGCTAGCGCCAGCTCACGATCCTCGTGAACAGCACAAGGGGCTCCAGCTTGAGCGCCTTGGCGATCTCCATAAATTCGACCAGGTCGAGACGGCGCCGCCCGGTTTCTACTTTCGCAAGTGTCGTCTGATCCCATCCCAGCCACTTGGGTAATCGCTCGACCAAATCGCGCTGCGTCAATCCTGCCTCTCGACGGCTTGCCTGAATAATCGTCACAACGGCGCGGTTCTTTCCGCGCCACGAGCTGGTCAACATGTGGCTCTCGAACCCCGAGGAGCGCACACATTCCCCTATCGCCTCTCGAATGCTAATTTGACGTTATTGATGCGAATATCGCATCGACGGCAGGAAGCGGCAATGCAACCAAAGCCCCGTCACCGGCTCCACGTCCACGTCTCCATGTTGATCTCAATCGGCCTCACGGCAGGGTGCGTGACGAACCCACCGATTCCAATAGCAGACGACCTATCGGTGCCCGTGGCACTCGTACGGCCGGTATGCGAGACGTGGGACTATCCGCACATCGCGCCCGGCGCACACTGGGACGGCCACGCACGCTTTGTATGGACCACCAATAAGGAAGTAATAGCTGTCGATTGCTCGCTGACCCGCGTAGGAACCGACGGCCTGGACACCGTGGAAACGCGCGTTGATATTCGCGAGGAACGGGCGAAGGCGCTACGGGATTTCCTGACTCAGAACGATATTCCTGTACGAGCACCTTGGGAGCAATAGACTTGCGCAATCATATTGAGGATACGCCGTAGTCGTGGGAGACTTCCGCCATGCCTAACCGTTCAAGTAAGCGCCCACGGGACATCAACAGCCTCGCCAAGTTCATTACGGACGTGGCGACCGGAGCTATTGAGCCGGGCAAGAGCGCCGCTCCAAATCAACGTAAGGGCGGCCTAAAGGGTGGCAAGCGTCGCGCCCAAACTCTCACACCCGAGCAGTTGTCCGAAATTGCTCGGCTTGGTGCGCAAGCCCGTTGGAAGAAGAAGACCTAGGCAGCCTTGTCGTCTTCGTCGGGCGCATTCTTGCGCCATGTAACATCTAACGTCAGGTCCAACGACAGATTAATCGGGTCCTCATCGGCGTGGATGCTATTCCAATGATCTGCATCCAGTGATAGTTGCAAGCCATCGCCGACCATTTGTTCACGACGCTGAACCAGCGACTTGAGCATCGGCCCCCTGTCGATCTCATCGATGTCAACCCACAGAGTGAACTGATGGGCACCCGTTCGCGTGGTAACTGCGTGATTTGCCCGATAGGGCTTGCCTGTCACGCTGTCGTGCCGAATTTCTTCGCGCGCGGCCTCTGAAAACTGCTTCGCGAGCGCATCCCGGGGATCAGTCGGCTTTGGAAGCGGCCAACCTTTTTTGATCGCGAAGTCTACAACTTCGTGCATGTCGATCTCGCGAGCACCTGTCTCTTCTTTGTACAGACGGATTACCCGCTGCATTTGCCTTTTCTTAGAAAGCATCGAAGTGGTCATCCTTACGTTAGAAACCAACCGGGGCAATATCGCCCCAGCCATCGACCATCGCGCTGGGCGCGATGCAAGATCTAATTTTTACCAAATGATTTCTGAATCGATCATATCTCCCCAGGTAGTGCTGTAATTGCCCAGCAACCAGACCTGGGTGCACGCCCAACGTCTTGGCGAATCCAAGAATGTCGCGCTCCGCAAAGAAAGGATTTTTTCTAATAACAAACTCAAGAAGATCGCTGCGTGAGATACAGAATTCGGCAGCGGCCTCGTTCGCTACCCGCTCTTCTTCGGGGATATCTGCACCTGTACCCGCACGCTCACCTTCTAGCTCTGTATCGAGATATGCAGCTGCGCGACCGTGCCCTTGCAGAACATGCTCTATTTCGTGGCGTAGAACGAACCAGAAGTTATCAATGCGATCATGACGAAGCGACATGCCAATGACTGGGGAATGCTCATCGAGCCAGAAACAAACACCATCAATTTTTGCCGATGGAAGAGATTCAACAATTGCGAATCGAATTCCGCACTCGGCAAGTATGCGCGGAACTTTACGCGCCTCTTCTGGGGCGGAAAGCAACCCTTTCAACTTCGAGAGCGCGGAACGTAAGGGCGCCACAGAGTAGCGCGGTACAACCATCTCACTAGTGATCTCTTTCACCCGATACAGCCACGCCAGTTGAGTAGAGGTTACCTCCATGGCCACCTGTGTCTTCTTTGCTGCGTGAGGAAGGATCTCAATGTCATCGACGGATTGAGCGCCAAAGAACTTCGTCAGTGCGCGTTCTACACCTTCGACATTGCGCACATCATCGACATCAGTTAGCCATCCGCGCTTAATCATCTCAGCCACAGGCAGCCCACCAAACAGATGGGCGCGTTTATTCCGGCCCGGGTCGGGTCGTGCCGCAATTCGGGCTTTCGCTAGGTCGTATGCCTTCTGAAGCTCCAAGAATCTCTCGGCAGCTACGTTAAATACGTCCTGCAACTGCAGCGCGATCTCAGCCGTAAATGGACGCTTGTCGGCCGCCAGCTTGTTAACGGCGGTCTCATCCATGCCGAGCACTATGGCGAGGACTCTTTGAGTCCAACCCTTTGTGCTCAGGAGGGATATAAGTAATTGACCAGGCGTGCGAAATTCATCATCCATAAGCTTATACTATAGAACCTGCGCAATTTAGCAAATTGACCTAAATGCTTGACTGAAACTGATTCAGTCAAGCATAATGGTCACATTGAAGGATGTGGCCATGAACAAGCTCAGTATCAAAGAACGCGCCCGAATCCTCGCCTGCCTCGTCGAAGGCAATTCCATTCGCGCCACGGTTCGTATGACCGGTGCGGCCAAGAACACCGTGGTCAAGTTGCTGGCCGATGTCGGCGCGGCTTGCGCCGCCTATCAGGACAAGACGCTGCGGAACCTGCCGTGCAAGCGCCTCCAGTGCGATGAAATTTGGTCGTTCGTATACGCGAAGGCGAAGAACGTCCCGACCGCGAAAGCCGCTCCAGAAGGCGCTGGTGATGCCTGGACGTGGACGGCCATTGACGCCGACACTAAGCTCGTCGCCGCGTGGATGATCGGCCCGCGCGATAGCGGCGTCGCATACGACTTTATGCAGGATCTGGCTGGCCGCTTGGCCAATCGGGTGCAACTTACGACGGACGGACTGAAGGCGTATCTGGAAGCCACGGAAGCCGCCTTCGGTTCTGACATCGACTTCGCGCAGCTCGTGAAAATCTACGGAGAGCCGGCGAACAAGGGGCCGGAGCGCAAGTACAGCCCTGAGAATTTTTGCGGGACCAAGGTGACGACCGTGACCGGCGATCCCGATGCCAAGCACATCAGCACGAGCTACGTCGAGCGCCAGAACCTCACGATGCGGATGAGCATGCGGCGGTTCACGCGCCTGACGAACGGCTTCTCAAAGAAGCTGGAGAACCTCGGTCACGCCGTGGCGCTCCACTTCATGTACTACAATTTCGCGCGCATCCACCAGACGCTGCGCGTAACCCCCGCCATGGAAGCCGGGGTTTCTGATCACGTTTGGGAGCTGGAAGAGATCGCGGCCTTGGCCGATGGAAATTCAAACTGACCCACTACCTCTTTTCGCCACACCTTCACCGCCAGCTCCGGCCAGACATTCTCATACCGCGTCGGACTCACCCTTCCGTGCCGCCGCATCAGCACGCGCTGGTAATCGCGATAGCAGTCCTTGTCGTGGCGCACCGGTAAATTATGGAGCGGACAGAGGATCACGATTTCTTCTCGACTATTCTTCGCAGTTCCACCACGTTCTCCGACGTCGGGCTGCGCCATCCTTCCCAACATCCGCAGAATTTGCCTATCGCCGCCATGTCAACGGCCGCGAGCTGTATTTTCAGCGTCTCGACCTCAAGGCGCAGACGCTTGAGTTCGGTCCGAGGCCATGTCGTTTTCATTGACCCATAAGAAAATTACGCAGCTTGCGCAAGAAACTGCGCGGCTTTACAGTGATCTTCGGAATCATTCCATCATCCGGACGTTCCTGAAATTTCACCCCATCCGCATAGGGCGAATGTCCCAGCCGCTTAGCGCATTTCAAACACCATCCCGAAAAATAACCATTGAAGGCGTTGCATCGGCACTGATCCGAGATGGCCGCCACAGAATCACCGAGTTGAACTGAATCAGGCACCCAGATCAGCCATCGCGGACCGACTTCGTAGGTATGGCAATTCGCGCAACGACCGCCGTGATGATCTTGCTCTGCGCGCAATCCCGCGATCAATCCTAAACATTGGGCGGCTTCATCCACCGGTATTTCTTTGGGAGGTGGCGTTTCTTGCATTCGAATATTCATGATTTTTTCCTCAATCTCTTCATCGCCTTCAATTGCAACGCCACGGTCTTGCGTGCCACAATCGGCGCATGTCTCCGTTTATTCATCGTTGCCCGATTGTTGCGGCTGATCTTCATCTCAACGCGCCCGCTGCGGATACGGAATTGCAGCCGGTGCGTCAAACAACAATCGCAGCATTCCAGCCAGAAACCCTTCATGATCGGCCGATACCAGCGGTCTTCAGCATTGATATAACTACCGGACATCTTCGATTCTCACTCCCATCGGCCAATAATCTGCCAAAATGCACCGCGTGACATACCGCGCCGCCTCGGTCGGATCGGCAAACGTCGCGACCCACATGCGGTCGGAGATAACGCGTTCCTCTCCATGGCAATGTTGGATGCGCAATGTATTGGGATCGACTGGCTCAAGAGTGCGTGTCATCGCGGCCAATATCCCCGCTTCTCCAGATTAGCGAGCCAGTGAATCCCTAACGCGAATCCGCTGATGGCAATGATGTGAATGGCTTCTATCCATGTGATATCCGGCCATCCGAGCAATCGACTCAGCAGTTTTCCGATGAGAATTCCGCCCGACAGCAAGATCCATACGGTTTTGCGGGAGATGATCACGACACTTCCTCGGTCACTTTCTTCGGCCTCCACTCGCACAACCTCCATTCTGTCGTTTCCGCCGTGTCATCGACTTCGCCATCGCGCCGTGGCGTCAGCGCCCATGCCGGCGCGCTCCATGTGCCTCCAGGGAGCATTCCCGGACGGCCTTCGACCTCAACAAGGTAATCCGCACCAGGATGGATACCGCTGTTGAACTTGCGCATGAGCCATGTGATCCGTTTTTCAACAGTGCCGGCGTGCCGTCCCACCAATGGCGGAACGATATCCTCGCGGGTGCAATGGACCCGCACGGGATCACCACGTTTGAAGATCACGGCTCCTCCACCGGCCGCTTGCGCGGCGTGAAATGCTTCGGCCATCGGCCGGGCATCGCATAGACATGGCGCCAGTGCCGCTCCAATTCGGCCCAGGTCGAAAACATTGAGCTGCAATCCGGACACGCAATGAAGTGCGGCATCAGATCCAGGTTGTGCCATCTTATACGTTCGTCCATATGCCCCTCGGTGCGAATTACGTTCGCAGACGCTAACATAATGGCTACTCGAATTCTACTTTCGATTTCACATCGTAATGGATCACGATCAAATCCTGCCGCTCCGTGCGGCGTCCGCGTGCGATGTCCCTCAGTTGAGCCTGTCGCTGCGTAATCGGCAGCAGATCCCGCGGGGTACAGACCTCGCAATATTGCCGTTGATACCACCGCTCACCGATGCGGGGGTCCATGAAGACCGCGTGTCGCTTACTCAACGCCTCGATCTCGATCGGCCACCGGAGTCCCATTTGCTCCAACGCTTCCAGATTCTCATGATTGAAATTAAGGATGTGGCGCCAGATGCCGTCCTCACATTTTACGTTGAAACAATTACCATGTGGGTAGGGTGGCGTGCCGTAGATTCCGACCATAGTGACGTTGCCGATCTCTAGCGCTTTCACCGTTTTTTTCCTGTTTTGAGCCGGAATAACTCCCAGAATGCAGCGCGCATCGGAGTCACGTCGAGTTCGAAGTCCTGCCAAGTACGATAGGAGACACCGATCAGCTCAGCCGCTTCCTTGCGACTGAGACGAGCTTTGAGTCGGCACTCCCTGATCTGAGCGCCGCTCGGTTTAGCTGACGAACGCACTGATGGCCTGAGGGAGGGACGCGTCCATGCCCACAAAATTCATACACTGCTCGTCACTCGGATCGATCAGACTCGACTCCGTTGCCGTGAACGCCACGAATCCCAACTTAAGCGGCCCGACTTCCTTTCGGTAGCCGGCCAGCTCGACCGCTGCATGCGTCGGACCGCGCCACGTCTCGTTATCCGTAAATGCCAACACTGCGTCAGCGGGCGTCTTCGTGGTCCGTGCCCAGCGCACTGGAATCGCACAATCCGTACCACCGCCATTGTTGATAGCGGTCTTGCGCAGCACGTCATTGAGCGAGTCCTTCGCCGTGATCTTCAGATCCACCAACCCCTGGTGGAAACCGAACGTGTAGCACTGCGGCTCCGTGCGCACAACGATCATGGCAAACGCCGCGGCGGCCTCGCAGACGCGGATATTGGAGCCGTCAACGGTGGAAGACATGCTGCCCGAAACGTCGATGCCGATGATGAACCGCTTGCCGGTGGGCGCCACATTGTGGAACGACAGGTCGAATGCCCCATCCAACGCCGCCACAATCTGCGGCACTACGGTCCAGGTGCCCGAACCCCGGAAGCCATGACCGGCCGCGTAGGTGCGCGAAGCCAGCAATACCGCCCAGGGATGCACGCGTGCTTTGCGGATAGCCTCGCCGTCGCTCAACTGACGTTCCACATACTTCGCCGCCGTAGAAAATACGGTCATCAGGCCGCACTTGGACAGGTTGCCCAGATTGCGGATCAGCGCGGTGTATTTGAGATTCGGCAGCAACGCCTCCCAGACCACACCGTGATTCAGGAGCTCGGTCGGCACGAACTCGCGCTCGAGGCGGTGATCCGAAATGATCTTCGCTGCATCTGCGGGGTTCAGGCCGGTCGTCCGCAGCTTCAGCCATCCATCAATGAACGGCGCAATTTCCCGCACCCCATTCCAGCCGGTCGCGATCATCTGCCGATCGGTCGTGGTCTTGCGGGTCCGCGGCAGCTGCCGCTCACCACCGGCTTCCGGTGCGCAGATAGCATCCAACACGAGCCGCGTATGGCCGTCATCGGTTGCCGGATGCGCCAGGCGCAATACATCCCGGTGCGAGATGCCGCCGCGCTGGCCGTACTTGATCGCCTGGTAAGCGATCTCGGAGGCTTTGCGCTGTGTATACCATCGCGAGATGGCCGTGCGCACGCCGCGGCCCCAGCCGCCTCCGAGGGCCTCACGGTAGGCCACGAAGGTGAACAGATGCGTACCGATGCGGCAGATCTGCGGCAATGCCGCGAAGGCTGCTTTGCGGGTCGGCTCATCGCCTTTCACGGACGCCAGTGCCAGCACGAAAATGGCCGGATCATTCTTCGGCGCCAATCCCTTGTCGGAAGTCTCGGCGGCTTCGCGCACGACGCGCGGGCCGTCGATCTTCAGCAGGTTCAGGACGACTTCAGCGTTTTCGAGAGTGAGCTGCTTTTCGGAAGCATAGTACGTTCCCTGACTCGCACCGAGCAGCAAAAATCGCTTGAGCCGATCCCAGTCGTTGAGTTCGTAAACGTAGCCTCCGGCTGCGTTCTGGATCATGGGCTCGCGAGGGAGTGGTTGAGTCTGCGGAATATTCTGCGCAGAGAGGTGACGTGCGTAGTTCGTAGTCATGGAAAGGACCTCGAAGTGTGTTGTTTATCGTTCTACATACAAAAATCAAAATCGAGCGTGGAGAAGAAATACAATTTGCCTTTACCAATAGGCGACCGGCTTAGATAGACCGGACAAGATTCGAACTTGCAGATCGTTTGCGCGATAATGTATCCCAAGCGGCTCGAAACCCAATCCAAAATCGGTCGTGGAATGAAATCTGCTTAAACCTCCCTTTCGAGAGGTTCTCGGATTCGAACCAAGTTTAACCAGATAACAGACATCGTCGGACCGAAACTCAAAGAAGTCGTGAAAAATGACCCCGCAGCTTTGTCTCCCATAGATAACGCGGCGTCGTTCGGACCTCAAGTCAAAATCAAAATCGGGCGTAAAGAATGGCCAGCGATGTCAGAATGGTAGATAACGCTGGCCGGTCGGCCCGAAGCTTTCAAATAGGCGCGGGACCCCTATCAACTCAATCAGAACGTAGTCCAATCGTGCACGGGGTACCCGCAGTTGATGCACAATTCCCGGCCCAAAAAACTCAATGAGGCGTGAAAATGATTCAGCAGTTTTATCTTAACAGGATAATGCTAAATCTTTCGGCCCCCAAACCCAAAGACGAACGTGAATTGTGAAACGATATTTTAAGCTGTTGCTCTACCGCTGAGCTACCAAGTCTTGCGACCTGAACGGGAGTCGAACCCGCGACCATCGGCGATAATCGTTGCATGTCGGCTCGTCATTTTGCGAAGGTACACAGAAACTGTGCGGCAGTCAAGCGAACCAGCGGATGTTCAGTGCTTCCAGCGTCGGCATGTCGAGCTGTCCTGGAATTACAGCATCGATCTCGCAATTCGGGCAGAGCGCAGTGCTATCGTTGTCGACCCACAATTTAACCGCATTTGCAAGACTTATGGTCATACAGAAATAACAGCTCACATGCGTCGCAGCCTGCATCGCTTCGCGATGATTGGTCGACAGCAGATGCACGCGTTCGATTTCCATTTTATTCATGACCTTCTTTCCATTCGAATTCAGCTTTCGCCCGATCCACATACCGATCGTCGCACAATACGCGGAATGCCTGCTCAAGATAGTACTGCTTGCGTTCGGCGCCCTCGGTGGTGAGACCCAGAAGCAATTGGATAACGCATTCCTTGAGCGTATCTTTTGGCGCTATCACATGGAATTCCGATGGTTGTAAATTACGTTCGCGTACGCTATCATTTTTCGCGGCATAGTTCAACGGAGCATTCAATCGTGCGCGAGCGGGACCTGATCCACTTAGCTCAGCCAGAGGAAAGCCATTGACCCGCCATGAACAAGAGTGCTGGTGCTGGTTGCGTAAGCAACTTGAGGCGGAACTCGGTATTCGGGCATTCAAGCGCCGCAGAAAACCACCGTTGTCAGCGCGAGCCCTGGAAGTCTACGCGTACATCCGCGAATGCGTCCAAGCCGGGGCAGCACCCAGCGTGCGGCAGATCTCAAAACATTTCGGCTGGAGCGCTCACAACGCCTCACAACGGCATATCACATCACTGGTGCAAGCCGGGTTGCTTGCGCGCCAGCCGGCCGAAGTGCGCAATCTGCGGCTGACTGGAGATTCTCGTGACTCAGTATGAGATGAACTGCATCCGCTGGCTCAAGCGCCAATTGCGTCTCGAGCTCGGCATCCCGTTTGACGGACCCGGTCCGAGGCCGCGCCTGAGCCGGATGCAAGCGGCGAAGATACGGGAAGTGATGGCCGCTATCCCGGTAGGCCAGCGCACCGAGGCGACCCTACGCCTGGCGCGGGAGTTCAATGTCGGCCGCACGACGATCCAGCGCGCGGTCCGCGGACTGCGTCCCTGCTACAGGGGCGGCGTTTTTGCGCGCCGCTTTCCCGAGCTTTTGACCGGCGCCGAAAGTAAACCGAATTCGGCGTCACAATGACGGCATTTGCAGTGCGTAGCGTCTTTGTCCAATGGCGCGTTGACCGCCGTGCAGTTCGGACAGGGCGCCCATCTGCGGCCGGTCTTTGTGACATTGACCAGAACGTTTTTCACGCCGATACTTTCGCGTTCAGCGTATTCAACACATCATGCTCCGTGCGCCATACAATCAATCTCGCACCTCTGCGGAATGCCTCGGCCCGAAATGCTTTCTGCGCTTCCGTGAATTCATCCGCATGTCCCTCGCAGTTCGGATCTTTGATTTCAATCAGTTCCCAGCGCTGACGCCAGAACAGCAGCCAGTCGCAGGGCTCATCGATGGGAATGAGCCACGCACCGAGGCGTTCGGCGAACTTTATCAATTGGGGCTCATTCTTATCGCGCCGTTTGGCGAAACGGTTGATCGACATGAAATGCTATTCCTTGCCCATCTTTTGCGCCATCTTGCGATACTTGCGCAGCTTCGCCGACCATTTCGCAATCGCCCGGTGTGCTTTGCGCGGCGGTAATTTCTCTGCCTCCTGCAGATGCTTCTGCGCATTCCGCAGTAACCATACCATCTGCTGAGGTGTGATCTGTTGTTGATTGGCCTTGTCGATGCGTATGAAGTCGTGCAATTTCTGCAGATCCTCGACATGGGTCAATCCGACGCCATGCGTGGTATAGGCGTACAGGCTCTCGCGCCGCATGCCCACCAGATCCGCAATGATCTCCTGGCGCCGATGCGAGTGTTTTCGCAGGTAATCAATGACCTCATCGCGCGATGCCAGAAAATCAACAGTGCTCTCAACCATTCAGGTACCTTACCATACGTTCCAGCGCGCGCACAAATTTCAGAATGCTTGCATGCTTCGGTTTTGTGTGCGAGCATGCGAACGTTCACTAACGGAATAGGATGCAATCATGCTGGTTATTTCTCGCAGAGTGCTGGAAACCCTCATTATCGGCGACGGACCTGAGCAGATTGTCGTCAAGGTACTGGGCGTCCACGGAAATCAAGTCCGCGTAGGCGTCACGGCGCCGAAGCACATCAGTGTTGATCGCGCAGAAGTCAGAGCCCGGAAGGATGCGGAAAAGGCAGCCTCGACATGAATCCCGAACGTCTCCAACGCATCGCTGACCTTGTCGACAATCCCCACTCCGAAGGCGGCTTTCAGCCGGTCTATAAGATGGCCCTGTGCGAGTCCATTCCCGAATCCGACGATTATCCCGCATGGCTCATGAAACTCATTGATCCGCGCGTGAGTGATGCGGAAATCGGAGCATTGGCGCGCGAGATGGCCTGCGCATATGTGGAGGAAGTGGCGGCGCAGCGCGGGGATGATCATGGATCTTAACCAAGTCCGCACCGAGGCGCGCAAGCAGCTTGAAAAAGAACGCTTCGACGAAGCCGTGCGCACCGAAGTCCAGCGCTTGAAAACCTGGAAGCCCTGGTGGCATATACTTTTCCCGTTCAAAATTACTATCGAGAGACGCAAATGAATGAAGTCACCGATTTGAAACCCAGCTACAAAGAAGTGGTCGCGCGAGCCAAGCGCGAAGTGCAGGAAGAAAACGTGAAGAAGGCCGTTGAGACGTTGAAAGGCAAACTCCGCGAGCGTGATCGGGCTCAAACGGTACTGGCCAATATCGATCGGGAAATCGCGGAACTTGAGCTGAAGATCGAGCAGGGTAATCTGTAATTGCGGCTCGATGGTCCAAGATTTCTGTCTCGCCCGCTTGGTGTTCACTGGGCGGGATGGGAGACTACGACCTGTCGGTTGCAGCAATGTGGCTGGGATCTGGCGGTGGAACACGTATTTGACAGGAACGAATATTGCCTACTCCTGCATCATAAGGAAATGTCGCTCTATGCTTATACCGATGTCATAACGATCGAGCGTATCATGCAGGACCCGTGTCACTATCATGAACGCATGCCGGTATTTCAGGTGCGCCGCATTGCTAAAATGCTATACTCGCAATGGACAGATATGCGCTTGAATTTCTCTGCTTTCCAACAGATCGATGCGACACCGCAAATCACCGAGCATAAAATCCAATGTGTCGAGGATTTCAACATTTTTGCACTCGCGCGAAGTAGGGCGGAAGAAGTTTTGGTGAACCGGGCCGACATGACGGTCATTGAGCATCTGGAAGCCATTAAGGCGCTGCAGGAGCCGCGGCAGCATGAGATCCGGCAACGGATGCTTCAAGAGTCCAACAATGCGTTGCCAGTTCGAGGTATTCCCAAATTGCAGCTCGTGGCACAATTGATTCATGTTGAAAGCGCGGCGTGATTTGTGGGCCTTCGCGTCCTGGTCTGCGGCGGCCGAAACTATAACGGCAGCGATGAATGGAACCACGTCATCGGCGTGCTCGCTGATATCCATCGACGCGAGACGATCGTCGCCATCATCCAAGGTGGCGCGTCCGGCGCGGATCTTCTCGGACGTTGTTGGGCAGGAATGTACAATGTGAAATGTGTGACGGTCCGCGCCGATTGGCACACGCATGGCCGCGCTGCCGGCCCGATTCGGAATAAGCGCATGTTGGACGATTTCAAGCCAGATCTGGTAGTGGCATTTCCTGGAGGTCGCGGAACTGCGGATATGATTCAGCAGGCCGAAGCTGCAGGCGTTGCAGTACGAAAATATCCCAAGCCCGACTGAAGGCACAGTTGAAGCGCTCGCTTGTTTGTGTTAGTATGCGCGAACATTAAAAACCACCGAGGCCATCATGTCTGAAAAGAAACCGCGCGCCACCCGTATCTATATTGTCACCGAACGAGGCACCGAAAAGCCCGTCGCGCTGATTGAAACCATCACCGAGGCCGCAGCCCGGAAATGGCATTCGGACAAGACGGTGAATGTGCGGCACGCATCCCAGAAGGATATGGTCGCGGCGACCAAGGAGGGAATCGAGATCGAGGCGGCGACTGCGGCCGAAGAATCGGAATGAACCCCGACGCTGACAAAGCCCTCTTGGATGCCCTTCGCGACCGCGCTTGGAAGCGCAACTCCGTAAGGCTTGAGCAGCGGCAGAATACGAAGAACGGCTTTGCTGTTCCTAACGATCAGCTCGACAGTTGGAAGCCTTATCAACTCGCCGAGGCGCAACTCAACGAAGCGTTGCTCCGATGGGAAGCGGCGGAAGGCGTGCCGGATTAATCAACAATTCAGGAAAACGAAAATGTCATCACGTTATACGAAAATAGAACAACAGCCTCAGGGATACGGTGGTCCGCCAAAGAATGTTGAAGTGATCAATCCGATTGCCATCATCCGGGATGCAGTGCTCGCACTTGCATTGCTCATCTTTGTCGTTGTGATCTGGCCATTCAATTCCGTACCGACCGGCTCGCGCGGCGTTATTACGCAATTCGGGCGCATCACGGGCATCGAGAATGAAGGACTCGCAGTGTTGTGGCCATGGCAGAAGCTCACTCTATTCTCCATCCGCGCCGAGGCTGCAACCATCGAAGATGCTAGCGGTGCCACTTCCGATACGCAGCCCGTCGATGTGAGCCTGACGGTGCGTTATTCGATCGCACCGAACAAAGTCTCGGAAGTATTTGAAAAGTATTCTCACGATGGTGATCTTTCATCCTACGTGCAGACCGCGACACAGGAAATCTTCAAGGCCGTGACCGCCAAATACGTGGCCACTGATCTGATCGGCAAACGCGCCACGGTCTCGGCCGATATCAATCAGGCCCTCGCCGAAAAGCTTTCCCGTTACGGCGCCCAGGTCATCAACATCGACATGCGCAACTTCAAATTTTCGCAATCCTACATGGCCGCGATCAACGAGAAGACGACGCAGGAACAGTTGCGACAGGCGGCCGACAACAAGCTTAAGACCGTCGAGAGTGAGCAGAAGCAGAAAGTCGCAGTGGCTGAGGCCGAAGCGAGCGCTGTCCGGGCCAGAGCCGATGGGGAAGCCTATGCGACACTGAAAAATGCCCAGGCCGACGCCGAAGCCCTCAAAGTCAAGAACGCGGCCATTGCCCAAAGTTCGCAGGTGCTGGAGCTGCAACGCATTCAGGTCGAGCAGACCAAGGCCGAGAGATGGGATGGGAAGCTGCCGGAAGCAATCTATGCTGGAACACCGATTCCGTTCTTTCAGCAGGGGAAATAATCGTGAGATTTACTCTAACATTGCTAATGTGTTTTAGTCTCTGTGCCTGCGGCAAAGTCGGCGTCAGCGGCACCATCAACCGCGCCTTCGGAAGTTGGGCGCAGGTCACATTGCCGCCCGGATGCACGGCCAAGCAGATCGCGGCCGACGAGCACGGCGGTGTGTCAGTGCTATGCGAAGATGGGCGCGTGTTTCATTGACATGAACAAGCGCGCTGACCGTAAGGAAGTTCCCTTATTTTCTCTGCGAGAAGCGGCCTCGCGCGGTGTCAGCAGAATTCGGCAATCCAACTGGGCTCATCCAATGGATCACATCAAGATTGATATCTTATCCAATGGCGACATGGGTCCATGGGCACATATCTATTCGCCGCTGAATCAAGCTATCAATGGGCGCGATCCCGTCGATATGTTATGTATCACAAGCATGGGTATCGATCCCGATGCCAAAGGTGGATATGCCTATGCTGGGCCATTACCGGAGTCTGAGGAATACAAGGCAGAGTCGGAACGGTTTCTTGCCGAATACAAAAATATCGGGTCAAGTTGAGTAAGCCTTAACTACGTGTTAGCATCCGCACGTAATTTCACCACGGATATTTTCATGAACGACAAACAAGTCCCGATTCATCAACAGGATCATACGACCCAACGCGTTGCCTCCTATCCTTCCGCCGCCTCATACAGTTTCGAGCAGATCCAACGGATGGCCGCTGCATTTGCAAAGTCGAGACTTTTCGGCGTGCAGGATGAGAACCAGGCGTTGAGCCTCATGCTGTATGCGCAGGCCACCGGCAAGCATCCGGCGCTCATCATGCGCGATTACGATGTGATTCAGGGACGGCTGGCCAAGAAGTCCGAGGTGATGCTGCGGGACTTCCAGGCGAGTGGCGGCCGCGTCGAATGGGCCAAATACGATGACACGGGCGTCACGGGTATCTTCACGCATCCATTGGCACCGAAACCTCTGGAGGTCGGTTGGGACATGGCAAGAGCGACTGCGGCCGGTCTCGCGGGCAAGGACGGCAGCATGTACAAAAAGTACCCGCGCGCCATGTTCCGCTCGCGGGTGATTTCCGAGGGCGTCCGGGCGACGGCGCCGGATGTGACCGAACAGATGTATACACCCGAGGAAGTGCGGGCGATTGAAGAAGAGCAGGCCCCAATGAGGATCGATGTCGCGGTCACCGAGACCGCCAAGGAATCCCGCAACGCCCTGCCGCCGGAGGAATTCGAGGAACTGCTGAAGTCCCTGGATGCCCAATCACTCGCGGTTCTCACGACAGCCTTCGGTAGGGCTTATACGCGCGCCAAGGCGGCTGGAGATGAGATCGCGAAGAAGAAGCTGAAAGCCCGGTACGATGAGCGCAAGGACGAGATTGCGGCGGAAGCGGCCAGGGAGGCTGAGACGGAACGGACGGCGATTGAGGGGGAGGGGGTGCAGTCGTGAGCGAAGTTGTGGACGTTTCGCCGAAGCCACCTATCGCTCCGGTGTATTTGGGTGACGGCGTCTATGCATCTTTCGACGGTTATCAGATTTGGCTACATCTGGGTGATCACACGATTCCCGGAATTATTGCCATAGAACCGAAAACTTTCGATTCGCTGCAATTGTATGCTCAGCGAGCATGGGAGAAAAATCGGGGGGGGCTGATAACTGGACGAAGTGTCCACAATGTGGCCGAGAGACGCTGCCAGAATATTACGAGATCGGCATCGTGAGAGATAAATTCGAAGTTCATTATGGAGCCGAATGCCGTTACGATCGCTCCAAAGGGTGTGGTTTCAAGTTTTCCTACAAGTATAGTGAAGCACTGCAAATCAATGTGCCGTTCGCGGATCAGGCACCATGATGGCGACTGATCTGGTGAACAGATTACGTAGCGAGCATTCGCACGGCCTTTCCGACGATGCAACCAACGAGATTGAGTTGTTGCGAGGAATTCTCCCGGATGCTGCGCCACCGGGGATCGAGGACTGGTGCGATGAGTGCGGCGGCAAAGACGAGAAGTGTCCCGAGACCTGCTGGATACGCCGCGCACGAGTGGCACTTAAGGATGTCGCATGAGCATGCCCCACGCCTGCGTTTGCGGAATCTGTTATCGCGAGATGGTCCCGATGTTCATAGAGCCGCCTCCCAGGCCGCCGCATTGGACCTGCAAAATACACGGCGATTTTGACGCCATGCGCGCTGTTGGCTGCCCTGAATGCACGCATCTCATGCGCAAGGCGCTGCTTCGTGCGTTCGACGAGCACGGCCATCGCTACAACTGTAGCGCCTCCAGAGGGCCGCACAGCGATTGTACCTGCGGTTGGCTGGAAGTGATGGAGTTGGTCAAGGTAATGCACTCAAATCATCGCGCACGAAATTCTGCACCATGACGCGCCTCTTCGAACTCGCCCAGGAATACCGCGTCCTATCTGAGCTGGAATCTTCCGACGACCTTCCACCAGAAGTCATTGCCGATACTCTAGAAGGATTGACTGGCGAGTTTGAAGATAAACTCGTGGCGATTGCAAAGTTTGTCCTGTCGCTGGAGTCCAGCGCGGAGGCCATCAAGGCCGTCGCCGAAGCACAGGCATTGCGCGGAGCTCGCCTGCAGAAGCGAGCGGAATCGATCCGGCAGTATATGCTCCTGCAATGCCAGTTCGCAGGCTTCAATAAAAAGATCGAGACGCCTGAAATCGTGATCCGGCGTCAGAACAATCCGAAGGCCATCAGTGTGTTTGATGAGAAACTGGTGCCGGATGAATACTGGCACCAGCCACCGGCACCGCCGAAGCAACTGGATAAGAAAGCCATCAAGGATGCGATCGAAGCGGGGACTGCGGTGGAGGGATGCTATTTGAGCCAGGGGGAGCGCATCGATATCAAGGTCTAGATGAATCCGGGAATTCCGGCGGATCTGGAATTCCCATCGCGCGTAATTTCTGTCGAGCTGCTTTTCCGGCCGCAGTGCATTCGCTTTCGCAAGCCACGCACCAACCTCTGTTTGATAGACTACGGACATAGTGAGTGCAACACTCGCAACGATAATACGGATGCTGATTGCCGTTTTTGAGCAGTGGATATTTCTCAATCATTGTGTGATCCACACCCGAATTGTGCCGTGCGTGGCGAGGGCATCGATCAATTCCTTGGCACCGTGACGAGTCTCGGCATTATCAGCCCCGGCGTAAACACCTTTCAAAAACGGAATGTCCTTTTCCGACAGCACGGCATCGCGGCCATATTCTTCCCAGATTGCCATTGCCAGGCGCGAGCCCAATGATTTGGGAGCGGGTTTGTAGATTTCCCAGAAGAGTGCAATGGTCATGATTTACTTTTTGCTGATGCATGCAGGCGCTGGGCCTTGTACGCCAGTTCAGCGATATACTTGTGGGCCTCTTGAACCTGCTCGAGAGTTTCAAAGCCGAGTACCAGGCGATATCCCCGCAAATACGGCTCGCTGACTGCGAAGCAATGATCCAATAGGGGATTTGAAGTTTCGTGCTCCACAGGGTGAGCACGCAAATACTCGATACAGTCCAGGGCTACTGCTGGCTTTTTGCGCGTCACCAGGAGTAAGGACTGTCCATCAATATCCTTGTCATATGGGCTCATCCATACCCAGCAGCGCTTGGGAAATTCCGGCTTATTTATGGTTTCGCGAGGCGCGACACTAATCCGCGCGTATGCTTCCTGAGGGGTCGCACTCGGAAAGCGATTCTGGCATTCGTTACATATACAACGTGGTCCTGGATGAACTGACGCTGCCGGCCAACGAGTAGCTGAATCCAAGTTATTTTTCAACGCATTCCGTTCCAGCCGTGCCGCTGTCAGATCGTTCCGCAGCTCCGCCACCTCCTGGTCGCGCTTTTGGAGGGCGGCGCGCAGAGAGGCGTTGGCAGTGTCGATTTTCTCGATGACCTTGGCTGACTGAGCGACAAGAGATTGCAGAACCAGGTGGCTGCATGCCGATCCCATTGCGGCCGCGCCTTCGAGTTGAGCCAACAACGGATTATATTGGCCCATCAGTGTCTCGCTCATACCTTCGCTCCCAACTCCCGCAATCGCGCCTCGCTCATTTTGGAAGTTTCTCGTGGTAATTTAGCCCCCATCAATACCCGGAGTGCTTCGAAAAAGGCATCGGCATCCCCAAAACGACCGGCTACGCAAAGCTGGATATTCAATTCTCCGGCTTTCATCGGCTCTTCGTCGTCACCACCTATTCCTATGAACATGCCCGCATCGCTGGTTTCACCGAAGCGACGGATATGCTTGGCAAACTGCGTGATAGCAATATAACAATCGCCATAGGACATTTCGGAACGCAAGATCGATTGAGTCATTTCAATGCTCCAAGTTCTTTCAGCCGTTCCCCGTTCACCTCGAGCAGTCAGCTTCATTTAACTTGGGAATTGGCCTCTTGCGTGGCGGTTTTTTGCCCGCCTCCCGGATCAGAACCTCCATGCTGAGCCCGGTCACTTCGCTCATCCTGCGTAGCAACCCGACACTGGGAACGCGCTTGCCCGCCAGAATCAACGAGGCATACGAATAATTGATATTTAGGGCCTTGGCGAGCTCCGCCTGGCCCCACCCGGCATCCAGCATGTAATGTCGTACGGATATCATGAGATGACTATACGTCAAGTGTGATCCATCTTCAATAAATAATTCTTGACTGGAAGGCGATGCCATGGTCAGATATCCCCCATCGGATCGACGCGTTTTTTCTTACCCATTCAGGAGAATCCCATGCTGGTGCAACTTGATCTGACTCCCGCAGAAATCGAGCGCATGCGTGCGGAGATCGATCAGATTCCGATCCGCTGGGCACCGACCGTGATCGCGAAAATAGCGACGGCATTGCCGATGGTGGAAGAGAATTCGACATCGTCCCAAGCTTTCCGTAAATTCTCGACCGAGCTCGCCTGGATCGTGGAAAACGGGCAGCTTGTTCCGATTGAGCCAGAAGAAACATTCATATGACGCGGCCTCACAATCTGAAACTCCGTATCAATCCGACCGGCTTCGCCGACCGTAGAACGCTGGAACAGTTGAGGCATTCGGATTCAATCGTGGAGAAGCGATGGCGCTGGCGGGTTGTGGAGAATGAAAAGCGACGGGCGGCCAAATTGTGACCGATCGAAAATTGTCTGTCGGCATGGTTCACGAAATTCGCACGCGTCGGTTCACGGATTCTTATTGGGCACGGTGCCTTAAAGTAACCAATGGAACAGTGCGGCGCGCGCGGACGGGCGAAACCTATGCGGATCATCCGACGTCTGCGGATAGGGCTCCGCGCGATGGCACCGGCCGCGGCAACAACCGCATCGCCAAGGCCGCCCGCGTGCGCAGGAGTTATTTCCGTGAGTAACAAGTTGGCCGCGCAGATCTACGGCGTACTGCGCAGGGCGGCCGAACGGTATGACGCCGAGAAACTTGATGCGTGCGCGGCTTACGCGCGCGAGTTAGCACACAAACTTTTCACTGACGGGGAATCATTCAATGAGCAGATTTATCAAAATCTCGTCCACCGGCGAGCGCCTTCCAGGCGACGCGTTAGATTGGGTCGCGGTATTGGACGAAAAGCAAGGCTTGATGTGGGCCAAGAATCACATTGCGGTCGACAACTACAAAGAGGCGACTTCGGCTCTTGACGGGTTTGAGCTGGCGGCCGCGAAGGACTGGCGACTGCCTACAGTCGAGGAGTTATTTCTTCTCGTCGATCGGACTCGGACCGGCCCTGCAATCGACGTTGCGTATTTCCCGGACTGTGCATCGGACTGGTACTGGAGCAGCACGCTTTATTCCGCGTCCCCTGGCGATTACGCCTGGGGCGTCGACTTCAACGTCGGCTACGCCGGCTGGGGCAGCCAGTACGGCAGCGGGTTCGTCCGCGCGTGCCGCGCCGGTCAGTAATTCGGTCATTGGTCTTTTCATCAGGAACCAACATGGAATCAATCAGTAACGAATTGCGCAGCGTAATTGAGCGACGCCTCCGCGCAGCATCGCCGCGCGAGGTGCTCACGATAGCCAGTGCCCTTTGCGCTGACGAGCCCGTGCGCGGCACGGCTTGCGTTTTCGGTGAAGCGTCGAAGCCCGCGCGATTCGAGCTACGTGGCGATCTCGTCATAGACCACCGCACGGGATTGATGTGGACGCGCGAGAACGTCCCCGGTGGGCGAATGGATTGGGCAGCGGCAAAGAAAGCGGCCGCGGGGGTTGCTTATGGTGGTCATACGGACTGGCGTCTGCCGACGGTTCGTGAACTCCTGACCATCGTCGACTACGAGCGTCATCAGCCATCGATCAATACTGATGTCTTCAAATGCGAAGCATCCTGGTATTGGACCTCAACCCCACTCGTCTCGTCCCCTGGCGATTGCGCCTGGTGCGTCGGCTTCAGCAACGGCGACGCCTACTGGGACGGCCAGTACAGCAGCGGGTTCGTCCGCGCGTGCCGCGCCGGTCAGTCTGTTGAGAATTGGTTCTGAGGTCTGACCCATGCGCGGACTCCCAACGATAGTAAAGCAGGCCGAGCGACTGATGGCGGATATCGAGATCGCCGTCTCTCGCTTCCCGCGCCGGCATCGCTATACAGTTGGGGCTCGCCTGAGCAGTTTCTCGATGGAGGTCGCCTATTCAGCCCATCAGGCGTGGCGCATACAGGTTTCCCAGACGTTACAAGCATTGGACGAGTCCATCGATCGCCTGAAGCTGCAACTGCAATTGGCGCAGCAGATTCACGCCTTCGCCAGTTTTGAGCAGTTCGAATTCTTGGCTCGGGCTGCAAATGATCTCGGCAGGCAGTGTGGAGGATGGCAGAAGAAACGGAATTCCAAGCGGCAGAATGAGCAGGAAGCACAGGCCCCTCCAGCACAGCGTCCGCAGATACTGAGTTCCCATGGCGCCTCAAGCGAGGCAAACACATGACGAAGCTGTGCTACCCCGTAGGATGTGCGGCTGGGTCCGAAGTACATGGGATAGGAGCGTCCCCTGGCGATTACGCCTGGAACGTCAACTTCAACAACGGCAACGCCAACTGGAACAACCAGAACAACAGCGGGTTCGTCCGCGCGTGCCGCGCCGGTGAGTGTCAGGATTCCGTACCTCTTCGCACCCTCTATGCTGCCTGGCGGGCAGCGCGCCGAGGCAAGAAGCCGAGCGCAAATCAGCTCGACTTTGATTCCCAGTGGATCGACGGACTGCTCGATCTACAGAAACGCCTAAATGCTGGTACGTGGTCGCCCGCTCCTGCGACTTGCTTTATCGCGAAACAGCCAAAGGCCCGCGAGATCCACGCGCCAGATTTCTTTGATCGCATCGTGCATCACTGGCTCGTCCCGCAGCTTGAAACGATCTATGAACCGATTTTCATTCATGATGCGTATTCCAACCGGCGTGGGAAAGGCACCCACGCGGCGGTAGACCGGTTGCGAGATTTCGTGCATCAGGTCCACAACGGCCAAGGCGGCGGCTGGTATTTACAGCTCGATATTCGGAACTTCTTCAACTCGATACACCGGCCAACTCTCTATGAACTGTTGAAGGAGCGCATGAGTCGACACGGGGTTCCGCTGCCCGCGCGACGTGCCGTCCATGCGCTCCTTCGGCGCTCGACCGCTAACGGCGAAGTTATTTATCGCTGCAGTCCTGAAGAGCGCACGGCAGTACCCGCCTACAAGCGCCTGGAAAATGCAGTGCCCGGGTGTGGGATCGCGATCGGCAACCTGTCGAGCCAGTTCTTCGCCAACGTCTACATGAATGAGTTGGATCAGTTTGTGAAGCACGGACTCAAGGCACAGCGCTATATCCGCTATGTCGATGACTTCGTGCTGGTGCATGAGAGCCGCGCACAACTCATGGCGTGGAGGGAGCAGATCACATGCTTTCTGCGAGACCGGCTGCAGTTGGCATTGAAGCCGGATCAGCGTCTCGAGCAACTCACAAGCGGCATCGATTTCCTTGGCTACATTATCTTCCCCAGACATACGCTCGTCCGTCGCCGTGTCGTAATCCATGCCGGCGAGAAGCTCGACTCCTGGAAGCGATGCCATGTCCGCCACGGTCGTGTCAGTGCAAATCCATATGAGATTCAGCAGTTGCGTTCAATCTGCGCAAGCTATGCCGGGCATTTCTCCCACGCCAACTCTTGGCGACTGCGCGCGAAATTTCGGCGCCGCTATCCGTGGCTAAAACAGGCCCTGCGCCTGCATGATCATTGCAAATAGGAAAAACCCCATGATTGAAGCGCATTTGAAACTGCTGGGCACGGTGATGAAAGACCGGGTTACAGGCATCAAAGGTATGGTCGATTCGATTTCATTCGATGCTTACGGCTGCGTGCAGGCGTCACTGCGCCCGCCGGCTAACAAAGATGGCACGTTGGTGCAAGGGCATTGGTTCGATGTGAAGCGGCTGGAGGTGGCTGGCAAAAGAATCATGTCGGTACCGGCATTCGTCGAGCCAGGTAAAGAGATTGGCGCCGCTGACAAGCCGTGTCGGAGTGTGTGAGGCGATGTTGGCCGAACGTAACCACTTGAATAACAAAGGTACCTTGTGATGGAAAGTTCACCTGTCAATCGTCCTCTCTGCATCTATCACGGCGGTTGTGATGATGGTTTTGGCGCCGCATGGGTCGTGCATAGAGCCCTCCGGGGCACAGTGGACTTCCACTATGGGATCTACCAGGCCGATCCACCGGACTGTACCGGCCGGGAGGTACTGGTGGTGGACTTCAGCTACAAACGGCCGGTGATGCAGCGTATGGCGGCACAGGCGAAGACGCTGACCATCCTTGACCACCACAAGTCGGCGCAGGAAGACCTGCAGGACTTCATCGGTGGGCTTAGCGGAGCGCTAGGCGAATTCGACATGACCCGCAGCGGTGCCGCAATGACATGGGATTGGTTCCACCCAGGAATGCCGCGACCATGGCTGGTCGAATATATCCAAGATCGCGACTTGTGGCGCAAGCAACTACCTGGGTCAGACGAAGTGATCATGGCGCTGCATTCCTATCCCCAAGACTTCGACGTGTGGACGAAGATCTGCGAAGCGGGACCAGATGCCCTCTGCACCGAAGGGAGGGCCATTCACCGGTACTATCGCACGATAGTTGATTCACTGAAGGCCAATGTCGTGCGAGCGGATATCGGGGGAATCAACGTGCCCGTCGTCAATTCACCCTTTCACTTCGCATCGGAGCTTGCTGGCGAGCTCGCAGAGGGTGAGCCGTTCGCGGCCTGCTATTGGAATCACGCGCACGGCACAACCTACAGCCTGCGCTCACGCGATGGTGGAATGGACGTATCCCAAGTGGCCGCTCAGTACGGCGGTGGCGGCCATCGAGGCGCGGCGGGATTCAAGACAGAGAAGCCGCTATGACAGGTAACCAAACGCAAACCGAAGCGCCGACCACTGAGAAGCGCCTCAATTGCGCTCTGCGCCCGGATGCGCAGCGGTTCGACGAGGTACGCATCGTCACCGTGCCGCGGTACAAGCAGAGCGGTCTTTCGGGCGACGAGTGGCGCATCTCTGGAGCGATCCAGCTCTATCGCAAAGGGAAGCTCATACACGAACGCCACGTCCGCAACGTTGAGATGGGCTGCGTCTTTGCCGCTGGGACCCTCTACGAAGCCCAGGACGACGGCAAAGGATATTTCGCGGGTGATGGCGTCCATTGCGACCAAGAAGGCTGCGCGGATGCTGCCACGGTCCGCTATCGCAAGAAAGCCGACTACTGCCGTGAAGCCCACAAGACGGAGCCGTTCGAACCGAGCTACCGCCATTTCTGCGACCGCCATAAAACGCGCGGCGACTGCGGGTTCGATGACTCGGACGCGAACTATGTCGAGGAGCCGCTGAAATGAAAGAAGACGAAGTCACGGCCTTTCGCTGTCCGCCTGAGCAAGCCAAGGAGACTTGCGAGCCGTTCGAGGACCCGCGCTCCCATGACTTTCAAGGATGGGTCGAGTTTGACGAGGGGCGCGGGGGCACAACTGTATGTACTCGCTGCGGTATCAGCGCCCTCTCCCATTCAATGAGGTACGCGCCGTGAGCGATGTTAACCGGACCGAAGAAACGCTTCTCAAGCCTGGCGAGCCCAACCACTGCCGGTTTTGCGGATCGCCTTACTCGGAGATTGACCGGATGGCGGCAAAGATCGAGCGGCTACACGGCGCACTGGAGATAGAGCGGCAACGATACATGTCACTCGCCGATCGGCAAGCCAAGAGAGGTAAGGACGAGGCAGCCCAGGAGCTCTGGGACAAGGCCGAGGCTATCGCGAAGGTGCTGAAGTCATGACATCGGAACAACACTTCAACGGCCTGACACCGAAGGAAGCCGAGCTGCTTGCGCTGCTATCCGAGGAATGCGGCGAGCTGATCCAGGCGGTAGGCAAGATCCTGCGGCATGGCTTTGAGTCCGTGCACCCGGAGGGTCGCGACGAGGGGCGAACCAACCGTGAAAATCTCGTGCGCGAGATGGGTGACGTATCAGCAGCGATCGAATTGCTCATCGGACAGGACAAGGTGAACGGCGGCAGCGTACATCGCGCGATGGTGAGCAAACTGGATCGGGTGGGCAAATGGCTTCACCACGTTGGGGATGCGTCATGACCAAGGACCAGATCGTATCAGTCGATAGCCGTGGCGCTCACGACGTGTTGATGGAACGCAAGCGTCAGATTGTGGCGGAAGGCTGGACGCCAGCGCACGACGACCAGCACAGCACCGGCGAGATTGCCCTCGCGGCAGCCTGCTACGCACTCCATCGAGCACCAGTGCTTTTTACAGCCACCGACTATTGGCCGTGGGACCCGTCATGGTGGAAGCCTAGGAGCCGCCGTCGCGATCTTGTGCGAGCTGCTGCACTGCTGATCGCTGAGATAGATCGGCTTGACCGTGCCGAGGAGAAATCGACGCCATGACCTCAAAACAGCAGTTCACTCCCGAGGAGCTGAGATTTCTCGCTAGCGAAATGTATAGGGCCATCAGTATCAGCGATGCTCCTGACCCGCTGTGCGAGAGCATTCGCACCAAAGCCATTGCGATGCTAGCGTCACCGGTCGAGACGACGGCGCTTCCCCACGCATCCGCCGCGCTGAAAGACTTCATGGCTCATCTAGGCGAGATCATGAGCATGGAGGATGGCGCGACGCCCGCTGACTACCTGCAGCGCGCCCGCGATATTCGCCAATGGTGTCACGACCATCAATCCGTCGAGACACTCAACCGAGTGGCCACCGCGTTCTATAAACGTATTGCCGCGCGCGTGCCTGGATTGCTCGAACAGATTGAAGATGTCGCTAAGCCCCTCCGCGTGGAGCTTGGCATGGAAAACTCACCGGAGGAACCGACAGGTAAGACAATCCACTTCCGGGAAGATTCTAGGTCCGGTGAGTTGTTGGTAGCTGACTCACCGTTGAAAGCCTCAACACCTCTTTGCGGCAATCCTGTAATGATCAACTCCGAACGATACCGGGGATGTCAGTTAGCATCGGGGCACGCGGGGGATTGTAGGAATCTATCCGCCGAAGCTACCCAGACTTACGGATCGAAAGCCCCTGCAGAGTGCAATGAAGGGCTGGGCCAGTCGAGAGAGCGCGCTAGTAACGCTGGTCCGGGTAGCTCTGCCCCTACTCCCCTCACGGCTGAAGCCGCCCGAGCCTACGGGGAAGCGATGTTCCAGGCAGGAAGGCTCCAACAGAAGGAGAGTGGCAAATGACCGTGTTGAAACGAATCTTCGCTTGGATCTTAACGGCGTTTGGCCTATTCATGATGTTGGTAGCCATCACAAACTTCGTAGCTTGGGACGAGGGCGTCGGAGGCGGGGCATACGCCGTGATCGGCGCCGTCGTCCAAACGCCTGTCGTGCTCTACCTCTGGGCATGCGACGTATTTGCATGGTGCGTGGCTCACTTGCTGTGGATATTTCTCGGAGGGATTGCTGCTGTGCTGGGCATTGCGTTGAATCGGCGGCCAGGACAAGTGAACGGGCGGAGTTAGCTTGATCCAGAGTCCAAAGACCTGTTTAAAGTGCGGTAAGCAGGCTGGATGCACCAACTCTCGCCGCCGAGAGGGACATGTCATACGGCGATATGTCTGCGATTGTGGCGAGCGCTGGAGCACCGTGGAAACACGCATGGATGATGAAGACTCACTACCAAAGACACGCAAGGCAGCGGCTCATCTCAGGAATCTGGGGCGGGAAAATGCACGCGCGGTAATTTCCGAAGCAATCAAGCGCCTGAGCGCTCTGCTGTGAACGAGGACAGAACGTAAATGACTCTGTGCAATGTGCTTGGCTACACGGGAATACGCGGGTGGGATCTGATCAATGGCGAATGGTGCTGGGTGATTCCTGGTCCAGACCGGGACGCTGCAAATGACGAGTGTTTCTCGGAGAGCGAGGTCAGCACCGTGAATCGATACGTACCAACAACTTCCTGGTGGACGCACGACAGAAACGGCAACTGGAAGGACAGCGGCGGCAGCCCTATTGCGACAGTGCCGATGCAAGGCGATTTCAAACGCGTTCCTGAGATAATCGCCAAAGAGGCATACAAGGAGTACGCCGATCAAGGGCACGGAAGTCAGTCTTTCGCTCGACTTCACGAGCGCGGTGGTTTCAGCGCGGGAGAGATCATCATGTTTTTGTACGAGCGTATCAAGCGGTTAAACGCTGAGGGCAAGTCGGAGAAGCAGACATGATGAGAGTAGTCACGATCTACGACCCGCCACCGATCCCGGATCGACGCTTCGATTGGAAAGTCATCTGGGATGGCTATGAAGGTGGTGACCCGATGGCATTCGGCTCAACAGAGCAAGAAGCAATTGAGGATTTCAAGGAATTGATGGGAATCGCGGAAGTGGAAGTCATCGGGAAAGATCGAGCCGCTCCACAGGACAAGACATGAGGTCGATCACAGCCGTCCCTTGCGAGTGCGCCCGCTGTCAGTGGGATGGCGTTACCGGCGATTGCGAGGCGAATGACAGTGGTGATCTGTGCTGTCCTATTTGCCTCAACCCCGTCGTGATCGACTGCAGCGAGCAAGAAATGCAACCTCCACAGCACTCCGAGAGTCAATCGTGACGTTCGATGACGACTTTGCCGAGGTGCCCTTTCTTACTGGAGTAAGACGCGTCACCTTACGCTCATTGGGTATCGAATGGCCGCCTCCAGAACGCTTGGAGATCATGGGATTCGGCTTCCAAAGAGTTTCGATGTCTGAGATTAGTGACGAAGCGCGTGCTTCCATGTCTCATGTCGCTCGGGGCGCAGCCTACGAATCGGAAACGCATCCGCCGGCCGATTCGATCTTTAGAAATGCAGATTCCATAACAGCGAGTCAGGAGAAATCGCATGGCACTTGAATGCCCATTTCCATGCGCCGACTGGGAACAGAACATCAGCATTCTGAATGCGCCTACTATAGAGCAACAACAGGTCTGGAGTACTCTCGCGCCGTTCCGTTTTTGCCCGTGGTGCGGCTCCGGCTTACAACTGGCTCCCAAAAAGAGCTGTAAATCCGCAGGCATTAAGGAGTGAGAGTACTTGGCGAATTCTCCGGTATCGGCGGACTCGAGCTCGGACTGCAGCGAGCCGGAATGCGGATCGTCGCCGTCTGCGAGCTTGATCCCTTCTGCAGAGCCGTGCTCCAGGAGCACTTCCCCGAAGCGGGGCAAACTGAAGATGTACAGACGCGACGGCATAGCCCGGGCGAAGCAGATATCCTCGCAGCCGGATTTCCTTGCCAGGATATCAGTCGCGCCGGTTTCGGCGCCAGACTTGAAGGGGCTCGCTCAGGACTATGGCGGGAAGTTGTACGCACCCTGCGCGTGGTTCGACCGCAGTACGGGCTATTGGAGAACGTGGCAGACCTGCTTGGTCGAGGGATGGGCAAGATTCTCGGAGACCTGGCCGAGATCGGGTATGACGCGGAATGGCATTGCATACCAGCTTGTGCCGTTGGTCTCCCTCACCTCCGCGATCGGATCTGGATTGTTGCCCACGATCGGAGCCAACGAGAGCAAGGGCAGCGGACGCCATCGCTTTGTGGGCTCTATTCAATACCGTGGGGCGAAAATGAGCGAAGGGCTCAGGAATGGCGAAACCGATCCGATCTACACGGACCCTTCCTTCGCCGAAGCAGCCATGGGATTTCCGAGAGATTGGACGCTGTTGGAAACTCCGCCACCCCGCTCATCTCCGAAATCATCGGACGCGAGCTGATGCAACAAGTTACATCCTCCGAGCGCATTCCATGACCGCACAACAGTATCGTGACCTCCTGCTCGAATGCCTCGTGACCCTCAGGCATGCCCGTGTGTTCATCGGCTCTAGGGAAAGAATGCATCCGACAGGTATTGAGCTTTACGAGAAACTCACGGCTGACGTGGAGACCGCATTGAAATCTCCTGGGCCTGAAATACCAACTGATGGTGCGACTGCGGAGCATCCATGACAACCAAACTTCCCCCGCGCAAAGTCGAGCCCACAATCAGCGACCGGGAAAAGGAACTCGAGGCGATCGTCCGCAAGCTCATGCCGGCACTGCGCGACATCGCCTGGTGCCACCTGGTGTGGAACGATCACAACTTCAGCGAGGCTGATCTGTTGCGACATGCCAAACGAGCGGGAGAAGCCATGGGCTTCAGACGAGGCGACGGCGTCGAGGCATTCAACGAATTCTGGACCCACGTCGAGCAGGTGCTGGGGCCGGAAGATACACCTGGGAGCCGAACATGAACTGGCGACTTGAATTCAAAAATCCCCACACGGATCGCGCGTGCACGCTGACTGTGCACAGCTCTCGTCTGCATGATCTTTCCGCGGTGGGCAGGTTGGGCGATCGCGGCGATGTGGGGAATACTCTTCCTGGCTTGGCTGTTGATCGATATGACTTGGCACCATGACTGAATACAAGACAATGGATGAGCGTTTAAAGCGAGCCGAGGCCTACTACCAGGTTGCCGGAGAACTCAAGGTCAACGCTGAACGCATGCTAGAAACCGCGTTCATGTTGTCCGAGATGGCCGACCGCATCTGTGAGGCGAACATGAGGGAAAAACAGCCGTCTATGGCGGATTGCGTGAAGCTGGATGGGGACGGCAATCCTATATCGCCACCGGACAGCGCAAAGTGTGTCGATGGAGAAGGACATGGGACGTAATCAATACATCGCGCGCAAGATGACAGATGCTCAATATCTGGAATATTGGAAGGCAAAGTGCGTTGTTAGCCCGAGCGGTTGCTGGGAATGGCAGGGGTTCAGGCATCCCGCGCAGGGATCTCGTCAATTGCCCTATGCCCAGGCGTCCTATCGCGGGAGGAATATGGGACTGCACCGGGCAGTCCTACAGATAAAGCTCGGTAGGCCGCTGGCGCAGGGCATGCATGCCTGCCATTCGTGCGATGTGCCCTATTGCATTAATCCAGATCACATCTTCGAAGCATCCAACAGAGACAATCAGTTGGACATGATAGCCAAGGGCCGTCATACCAAGCAGAAGCGCACGCATTGTCTTCGCTATGGCCATCCTCTCAGTGGAGACAACCTACGGATTCGCAATGATGGTCGCAGAGTTTGCAAAGCGTGCGAGACGGTCAAGAATCGGCTGAAAGCCGGATGGATGGTAGAGGAGGCTCTTTCCACGCCAATAATCCGGCCTGGCGAACGCACAGCGCGTCGAACCTTTCAGCATCGGCGCAAGGTGCAACCCTCAACCGTGGACGCACGTAATGAGTGAGGATAAAGAGCCGATCGAGGATAGCAACTGGCTGACTGATCCGGCCTTCTGGGATTTATGCGACGAACACGAAACAACATTTCCAATGGGCTCGCATTGCCCAAAATGCTTACCAATCCCCACGTCCGGTTCTACCGATGCCGATCAAGTCTGAAAACAAGGCGCTCTACCCTCCGAACTGGCGCGAGATCAGCCGCCAGGTCCGGGAGCGGGCAAAGCATCACTGCGAAAGCTGCGGCGTGCGCAACTACTCAGTGGGCTATCGCGACGCTGAAGGCCAGTTCCGTAGGCTCTCTGGAAGCGGCCCATGCGACTGCGCTGGCGAGGGGCTGCAATGGCCCTCCTTGAATCCGATCACCTACCGTGAGGCCAAGGAATTCGCCGACGCGAGCAATACGTGCTCAGATGGGAAGGATGATGAGGGTAACCGCTGGTTTGTCATTGTACTAACTTGCGCCCACCTGGATCACGATCCGCGGAACTGCGAGCTCACAAATCTGAAAGCGCTCTGCCAGCGATGCCATCTCCGATACGACATTGAACATCACGGCGAGACAGCCTATCGGACGCGGCGCAATGGGAAAGTTGTCGCCGATCTGCTTGAGGACAAGCCATGACGATCCCATTCCTAGCCACCGAGAAAGGCATCGATCTGTTTGTGAATCTGTTAGTGCTCATGGGCGCCATGTGCCCAAAGTGCGGCCATGGGACCCGTGTAACCTCCAAGCGCTGGGCGAAGTGCAAAAAGTGTGGCGAGCGATGCCAAAGGCGTGAGTTGCCATGAGCGGCATCGTCGGCGACGGCAGCGTCTATACCTGCAAACACCTGATGCGGGTGAAAAAGACTGAGGAATGTGTGTTCTGCCATCGGGATCAATTGCAGCAGGAGAACGAGCGCCTGCGGGCCGCGCTCCAGGCAGCCGTTGAGGACATGGATGCTCACGGAATCATCCGCGATAACCATCCCGCGAAAGTGGCTTTGCGACATTCACCACAGCAGGAGAAGTGATGGACCTGGTCACACGTCTGAGATATCGATCGAGCACCGACCTTTATCCCAGGGATACCGCTCTAACTTTGATGGCCGAGGCCGCAGACGAGATCGAGCGGTTCCGCGCACTGCTCACCCAGGCGCCGATCGCTAAGGTGATGGTGCGTGAGGATGGTCCGGCCGATGTCGTGCTCTACGCTCCTGGCCTGCCCCCTGGCGAATATGACTTGTACCTGATGCCATCGGAACCACAGTCTGCGCCTCATGCTGCTGCGCCAGATGCGAAATAGTTTGACGGCCATTAAATGATCCTGTAATATCTCTCACATGGTCGAGATGTCCTCGACGGGGAGAAGAAGATGAGCAGCAAAGGCACTCTGACACGTGAGCAAGCCATCCAGGCCGTTGGCATTGAGCTGGTGAACAAGGTTGACGGCATGAACTGCGAGCCCACCAATCGCGTCCAGACAGATGGAGATAATAGCGTCGAGTATTCAGCGTCGGTCGAAACCGGTAACGATGAGTATGGCCACATGACGTTGACGGCCTACTACTACCAATCACCCGCCGATCTTGATGGCGTCGAGGACCTGAGCAACCTCGAGTGGACCGTTGCCAGCTACGGACTGACTTGAGATGTCCTCGACGGGAGAGCAAAGATGGAAATCGAAAACAAGCTGATCCAGATTGACACAAGCGGCCAGGGGCATGCGTGGCGGACTGCGGATGAGGACAACTGCCCTGCCAATGTGCATGCGGAGATCGCGGCCGAGATCATCGACGGTGGCCAGACCGAGTGCGCCAACTACCGCGCCAGCAACGGGCTGAGCTACCGGTGGTAAAGAGGAAGAAGGCCGGCCGCACGCCCTCTCCGGAGGGCCGTGTGGCGCTGAAGTTGACCGTCCCGCCCTACGTGGCCAAGCGCCTCAAGGCGTCTGGGAATGCGTCTGCGGCGGTCAAGGCACTCGTGGATGCGGAGTTGGCGAGAGCACAAGACAACCAAACAGGTGACAAATGAGCCAAGAATTCACGATCGACGGTGACCACGAAGAGATGGTCCAAAACTGGCTTGATGAGTGCAAGGCAAACGGCTGGGACCCGGACACAGGCGCGCCGCTCGGGCCAGCTAGCAAACCAAGCCCGTGGGCCTGAGCTTCCGACCAACTATCGGAGCGCCGAAATGGAGCTGAGTGAGATCATGGTCCCTCGTGGGTTCGAATGGGATCCGACTGGCTGGGGCACCTCACGCTGGACTCATTTCGAGCTAGAAATCACGTGTCTGAGACAACCCTACATGAGCGACCTGGAATGGGAAAGGGAACAGCGGCGATGCGCCGCGATTGCCGACCAGAAACTTGGGCGCTCTTCTGATCAACCATGAGCGCTTACCAATATCCTGAAGTTCTCCCTGGCGAGACGCTAGAGCAATATAGAATACGCATCGGGCTGTGTCCGAAGTGTACGAAACCGCTCAAGAAATGCTGCTGTACGAAGCAAAAGAAACGCTGATAACTCAACATGAATTCTGACTGATCCATGAGTGCACCCCGAGAAAATTGGCGCCACATCGGAAATAATGTCTACGTTGTTCGAACGCAAGCGGGATTCAATCAGGCGATAAAACACTTCTGGGGTCCTTTGTGCAAAGGCGAGCGACGTCCAGAGACGTTCGGCTATCCTCGGAAATATCCGAGCCTTGTGGCGCTATCGGTGTACTACCACGGCGGAAACGACGTGCGCGCGCAATGCGTGCCGGTTAACAAAGTACTTGAAGAAATTCAAGCTTCGGATAAAACAGAATGAAGTCACAATGGAAAAAATAATCCGCTCATTAAAATTCCTATGGTTGTTGCTGACCGGTAGATCATAATTCACCGAATTCGAGAAAAATCATGAGCAAATTGGGCGAAACCGTGCTGTCTAGATTAAGTCTTTCTCCCGGAGAGCCGGAATATCTGAATAATACCTACGAGGAAAGACACATCGATATTAATGTCAATATAAACGATTTCAAACGTACCTTCCCCAGTATAGAAAAACTTATCGCTGATAAACATGTATTGGACATTGGCTGTAGCGAAGGCATCGAAACATTTGCGCTATGTAAACTAGGCGCACGTTCAGCCTATGGGATCGATATCCGCATTCCTCAGCCTCAACACAAGTTGACTCTGGAAGTTTACGAAAACTACGATACGCAATTCTCCATCATGGATGCAGCACATATGTCCTTTCCAGATGCAAAGTTCGATGTTGCTGTAACTTGCGGTTCCTTCGAACATTTCAATGATCCATTTTTAGTATTGCGAGAGTGCCGGCGAGTGGTTAAACCAGGCGGATTGATATTGCTGACCTCGGGGGTCTGGGCTCATCCATGGGGTGCACACATGAATTTCTTCACGCGCGTACCCTGGGTGCAGTATCTGTTCTCGGAACGCACGATCATGGATGTACGCAAACGCTTTCGTAATGATGGTGCTAATCGATTTCACGAAGTTGAAGGCGGACTCAACAAGATCGGAATCCGCGCTTTCCATGATATGATCGAGGCGTTGGACCTGAAAATTGACTATCTGAAGTTGCAGCCGGTAAAAAATCTGACGGCCTTGACCCGCATCCCGTACATCAATGAGCTATTCACCAATCTGATTATCGCTATCCTACGGACGCGGTCGGAATAAGCTGCGCTATGATCAGATCAGGACTTTTCTATTTCAAAAGGCATTCTCATGAAACGATTCCTTTCCGCGTTAGTCATTTTCGGATTTGCATCAACGAGCTGGAGCGCTCCAGTTCCGACCGCCGTCACTGGCAGCGTTGCGGCCGGACAGACACTCACAATCAGTGGCTCGAGTTTCGGCGCGATGGGGCCGAATATCGTTCTGATGGAAGATTTCGAACGTGATATAGCCGGTCAAAAAGTTGTCCTCGCCGGAGCTCCGGTCGGGGCTTGGACCGGCTACAATAGCAGCAACACATTTCTCGCAAGTCCGAATGCACACACCGGGAATGTCGGATTCCATGCTTATGACTATGCCGGCCAGGGAGCCAATATTCTGAATCTCGCCTTGGGGGCTCAATATCAGGAAATTTTCATTTCCTATTGGGTGACGATTCCTGCGGGAAAGACTTTTCCCGGCATGTGGGGACCTACCGGCGCTGCACCGCCGCCGGTAGCAGGCCAATTCTCCAATGACAGCTCGTGGAAACTATCCTGGATATTACAGACTTCTTCGATGGTGGCGACGCAGTTTAATATGATTCCGTTGTCATATGCTGGTAGTAATCAATTCACACCGACGCAGAGCGATAGCAATTATGCGATGTTCATCCAACCTGGCAACTATTGGGAAAATTCAAATAATATCAGTACATCATGGTGGTCGTGGATAGGCTGGAATCGGATCTCCACATGGATGCGAGGTAATTCTACAGTACCCATCGGCGCTATTGGGGGATTCATCCAGACGTTGAATGTTCAGAATGGTATGTTCACATGGAATTTTGGCAATCCGGTGACCTATCCGACATCAGCGATGTTTCAGAAAGGCGTGCCACAATATTTCACTCAAGTGAATGTGCCGGGTTGGGTGCGGGAGAACAGTGGGCCGAATGCAGATCCGACGTATGATGATATCTACGTCGCGGTTGGTCCAGGCTCGGCGGCGCGGGCAGAGATCACGGATGCGGCAACATATGCAACATCGAAGCATTCAACACTGTTGCGGCCGACCGCGTGGAGCACCGGACAGATTACGGCGACCGTCCCGAAATCTGGATTGGATTTTACGGGAGCAGCTTATTTGTATGTGACCGATTTGACAGGTGCTACGAATGCGGCGGGATTATCGATTGGGACGGTGGGCGCAGTATCACCGCCAATATGTACGTGCCCCTGATATAGCGATCGGGATCAAAGCCATTGCTCGCGCGGTATGGGCAGGCGGATCCGATTTTGGTATGTGATTGGAGGTGAATCGGTTCAGGGACTAAGACTCGAACTTAGATCGTTGGCTCCAAAGACCAATGTCTTACCGTTAGACGATCCCTGAATAGACTGTATCTGGAGGTGTGGGTCGAACACACATTGACGGAGTCAGGGTCCGTTATCCTACCGATTAGATGACTCCAGAGAATATGACGGCCAGTCAGTGGGTCGAACACTGCTCAGTGGATTTGGATTTCACGTTGCTCCCGGAGTCCCGGCCGAAAATGGCGGACAGCAGTCAACACGATTGACATGCCGCAAGCGACACGATCCGGCTTCCAACCGGTCCCAGCGCCCTGGCTGGTTTACTGTCCAAGATGGCGGAGAGGCAGCGAGTCGAACGCTCACAGCGAAAGCCGTGTCATGCCGGTGTTCAAGGCCGGTTGCCGTCCACACGGCGAGGCTCTCCAAGATGGCGGAAGGCGGAGTATCGAAACTCAGGAGCGCAAGCCCCTCATCTGTTTTCGAGGCAGCGACAGGCTACCTGCCTGCTACACCTTCCGCACAATGCACGTCAAATACGGCGTATTTTGCGGCGATGCAGCGGCCTTGAATGCGTCGTCGTCCATCAGAGCAATGTAGCTCAAGATATGGTGACTGCACCCCAGATTGACTTCAATCTGGAGTTCATCATTCGCCGGTCCGAGGTCAACCGTATTGGGCAGATGCTCATATCCCAGTGAAATGGGAACCTTTGGCACGATATCGGATGGATTTTTCACGTGCCAGTGATCGGGAATCGCGGCTGCGACCGCGCCGACGAATTCAGCATTGCCGGGATGCGGGCTTGCCCAGATGCGCAGCGAAACCTGGCCTAGAAGCGCATTCGCCAGGTCGTAAGCGACCATGGTGGCCAACGCCGACCCTAGCGAGTGCCCACAGACCACCGCCGTCCCGGAACCGATCAAAGTCTTCAGAGAAGCCACGAGCGGTGCGTCCATGCCATTTGGTGCCCGATAGAGCAGGGTTTCGGCGATGCCGGTAAAACCCGCCTCTGTGAGCCCTGGATAGCGGCTTTTGATGGGGATTCCTTCCAGGTCTTCCCCCCATTCTGCCCAACCCGTTGTGCCGCGGATCACGACCGCGAACTGACCGGCCGTCGTGCGAGACTCGAGGACGAGCCCGTAGAATACTCGCCGTTCCCCGAGCGCCCATCGACCGAGCGCCCGGAAAATGGCGTCCATGCCAGTGATATAGCCGCGCAGATTCCAATTGATCAAGATGCGCGGGTCGATCGCCGGCTCGATGGTGCCCGATCCTTGGGCGTCGTACATCTGCTCAGCCGCGAGTACGAGGACTGCGAGCTGAGCATCCTTGGTGATGGCCGCGGCCTCAGGTGTGAGTCGGGGCGGCAGCCGAAGCCTCGAGCTTCTGTACGCTCGCAATCCATGCGCTGATGCGGGATTGCACGAGACTCTGTGCTGTCGTGAACTCGGATGCGAGCAATGCTGGCCCCTGGAGCTCAATCGTTCCCAAAAGCACTTGGGCAGCACCCGGGAAGGTCAAGGCAACCTTACTGGGATCGGTGCCGAGATTGGTGACGAACGTCTGGAGGGCGGTCAGAACCTGAACGAGTGAAGGCGCGGCCGCGCCTTCAAGGGTGGTCAGAACAGGATTGGTCATGAACGATACCTTCTGTGGAACTATGGAACTTTTGGGTCGGAGGATTTCTCCGGCGTAATGACAACGCCAGGGCTATCTGGCCGCTGACGGTTGTAGAGATAAGCGATTTGATCACCGAATTTCGCCAGAAAAACGCCAAGTACGGTATATGCAAGCTTTTCCGTTGTTGGGTCGAGCTTTGCGTAACCGAGCAGGATGATGACAATGAACCCGATCATCGCAATGAGGGAAAGAAACATCCCCCATACCTGCGCATGGGCTAGCAGCAGATTGTTGAACGCACCGCGTTCCATGTCAGACCCCGATGCGGACAATGCCGCAGAATATGTATATTACTATTCAAGCAACTTTCAACGCCTCTGCAACGGGCGTTTCTGGCAGCATTGCCATTTGATTGCAAACAAAATTCAGATATTGCTGAGTATTATTCTCAGTCGGGGGCGCGAGAGTTTCAATCATCTGTTGCAGCGTCATGCCACGGCTGGCATAAAGCTGCAATTGTCGTTCTGCATCGGCCCAGCCGTCTGCATCGTTGTCGATGATGCCAATATCGTTTGCACCTTCACCAGCATGCGATGAATTTGGACTATGTCTCAGATCCAATGGATTGTGATTCCGATTAGGCACTGATCCGGTGACGTAAAAGCCCTCTTCCTGCGCCATGACGCGTGCGAGCTTACTCATTTCAACACCTTCGAAAGAACCATCAGAGTTGCCGAGATTGCCCCGATCCCACCCAGCGCCCAGGCCACCGTGCGCTCCAGATACCGGATGCGCTTCTCGTGATCGGTGCCGATGCGCTCAAGGTCTTTTTTATGGTCTTCGAGCAATCCGGCGACCCTCTCATTGATTACGGGCTGCGCTGCGCCAGAGTCTATGAGTCGATGAAGCTGCTCAGTCATGGATGTTCCACTTACCACAGCGCCTCTAGATAATCATACAATTGGGTACGCTGTGCAAGCGTCCATTCCCGATCCCACAAAATCGTACAGACCGCCATGGCCGTGTTGTTGCCCACGATCCCCTCGACAATGTGATACAGCGTAAATGCTTTACGCAACTGCGCGTCAAATTTCGGATATTCCGCAGGATCACTGGGAATCCCAGAATATTCCAGCACCGCGTTGCGTTCTACCTGACATGCTAAACCGCCAATGATCCTTCTCCTTTACTTTCTAGGTTGATATTCCAGATTACCCGTCGGCCCTTTGGCCACATCAGCGGGTGTTTTGAAGCCTTCTCTGATCAACAGTGCATCATGATCCTGCAAGAGCACGTCCCGCACATTCACCTCATGGACCAGGCGCGTGATCTCGCGATTATTCCATTGACGATCGATTTCTGCATCATGCATGCACCACAGCGCCATCACAAAGGCTGCGACCGCAAGTCCAAAAGCTATCACAGATAATGTGCGTTCTGAAATCTGCACCCTCTGATTGGAGATGTGAGCGCTGTCGCATGCCCTGATGGATTCGTCTTGACTATCGCGAGAAGAACCGATTCGATTCATGGGATGCCCCGATACCGCGGTTCCACCAGCTTTTCGATCTTGTCTACCTGGGCCTTGAGGTCTGTCACTTCCTGGCGAAGCGCCGATACCTGCATTGCCTGTACCACATTTCCGATGATTCCCGAAACCGCCAACGTCACCAGACCCGGAATCGCATATTTGTCCCATTTGCCGCCGCCGCCCTCATGATAATGGCCGGTAAACCGAAATCCACGCTGTTCCCGATCAATCTGCTCAATCTGCCCTTCGAGTTCACGCAACTTGTATTCGTAGTCGATTTCTTCATGCGTGTCGGGGTGGCGGCGTATCTCCAACTTCCGCACCTCATTGAAATAAATGACAGTGCGATCCCAAAGCTTCTGGATTTCGGCCTTGATGATCTGCAGCAGATGCATTTCGCAATCTTCCTGCTGATGCTGTTGTTCAAACAATGCGGTCATGCAAGCCGTCCTCCAAAACTCGTTCGCCACGAGGTGGCTGTGGCACCTGACAGGACAGACACTACCTTGGTTCCTCCGCTCACCTGGATATTCGGATAGGCCGTGTCATTTTTGTTCATGAATGCCCGCAAGGTCGCTGTCAACATGCCCCCGCTGCCGAAGACGTTGAATGGATTGAGATTGGCCAACTGATAACTCTGTACAGTCGTCACCAGAAAGGCCTGAGCGTTGGTGTGACTTGAAGTCAATCCACTCAATGTCAGAGTCACAGTGAATTCGTAGATGCCCGTGACAGGAGCCATAAAAACTCCGGTGGCCGCATTCACTGCATTGGAAAAATCATGATCTTCGGTCACCGCCGCCGCATTCAGCGCATAGATCGTGCCATCTCCTGTGACACTAGACGCATTCGAGGTGAGCCCACACAGAAAATCAGCATTATCAGCACAGATTAGAGCTCCCAATGGGGCTCTGAGCATGTAACCAGCGGAATCCACGATCCCCGTGCCAAGAAGATCATAAACATATCCGGAATTTGGGTTGATGATCGCAGTTGATGCAGAACTGGCAGGAGCTTCCGAGGCTATAGTTACATGCCCTGCATTGCCATTCATGTTCAACATGCAGATCGCATAATTGGTATGCAAATGACAACCGATCATCTGCAGATTGAATGAATTGTTGAATACCCCGACGCCTGAAGTGGAATTCTCGAACCAGGTTCCGCTGAAATACAGATTCTGGATCGGCGTACCCGCCCCGGTTACAAAGTCTGTGCCATTGTCGTGGAAGACTCCTCCAAAAAATTTCCATTCACTGCCGTTGCCCTCAACCAGCAATCCCACAGTATTGGTAGAGATAGTACACGATCGTACCTGATAGCTCGCTCCATAGCCTCTCAATCCGTTTACGCATCCATAGATATAGCAATTCTCAAAGATAGTATCATTGGCAAAAGGATGGGCGGGGCCTAATCGTGCGCCTCCCAGATAGATTCCATCTCCGATACCCGCGTTGATACAACGAACTACTGCGCAATTGCGGAATACACTACGCCAACATCCAGAAGAACTGGTGTTAGAATCATTGAATACTTCTATTCCTGTAGTGGCGAGTGAATTGCCATCGAAACAGATCGCATCGACCAACGTGTTAGAGAATGAGATGCCGGTAGCAGTATTGTTATTCGAATTTGAGAAGAGTGTTCCGCCAACTGCGCCAGTCCAGCGGAAGACCGTCCGCGGCAAGCCTAGAGGCGTAATTGATTCATCACTGGAGGCACCATTGATCTTACCTACCAGAGCTTGTCCGGCTGATTGCATGTATATCGTGCTACTGATCTTGTATACTGCCTGACCGGGAAATCCATCGTAGACAAAGGGATTCGCGAGCAATGCGGCATTGATCGCTATCGTAGAATCATTGACACCGGTAGGATCAGCTCCATAGCGCAGGATATTTCCGGGTGCATATCCAAAGTTAGTTGGCGTTATTGAAGCCATTCTCTCAGCGGTTGTCTGCGTGTAATAGCCAATATTGCCGCTGACGGAATCGAGTACCGGAGCCGCGTTTGGACCTAAATATAGATTCGCCCATGAAAAAGAACTATTGCCCAATGTCCAAGTATTGGTGGGATTCGGGATCAATGAAGCACTGAAGGGCAATGCACCTAGACCACCTGGAATATTATCCACCGGATACCCAGGCATCGTATTGCCAAACTGATCGGTCAGAACGAATTTGTAGGTCAGTGAAGGATTAAGCCAGAGGGCACATGTCCCGAAAGCTGTCAAAATAACCGGGTTTGTATTGGGCATATCACCCATGCTATCAACGTAACTTGGAATTTTAGTCGAGGTTCCCGCTGCATATGTGTATAACTTGCCATAAGAAAGCGGCAAGCCATTCGGGTCCCAGGCACGGAAAATCGGAGATGGCGCGAGTTGTGTTGTCATGTGTCAACTGTATTGAAACACAACGAATCCCGGACCCTGACCGCCAGAACCGGCCGCAATGCCTTCACCTCTGCCTCCATTGGCACCTCCATAGTTGATCCCAGATACGCCTACGCCGCCTTGGCCACCCGTGCCGCCTCCTGAAAATGGCAGCCCGGTGTTTCCGGCGTTTCCAGTGGTATTGATCGTTCCACCCGTTGCGGCGCCTCCTGCGCCTCCTGCACCTGGAGAAGCGGCCGATGTCGCGTTGCTTCCCGCCAAGCCGCCATTGGCCGTAAGTGTAGTCAGTGAAAAAGTTCCAGAACTGACCGAACTGGGATTGCCATTCAAACTGAAAACTCCTGCGGCTCCTACAGTATATTGGATCGTGTTGCCATCTTGACCGGCGACTGACACATTGGTGCGCGTGTAGCCTCCGGAACCGCCGCCACCACCACCCGCGGTATTGCCACCCGTATTGGTAAACTTCTCCCCTCCTCCCGCGGGTGAGCCTCCTACTTCGATCAGACAATTCGTATAACCCGAAGGAATTGTCTCAAAGGTGGTCGTTGGCGTGGTATAAATCCGTGTCAGTGTGCCTGTTGCGTTCTTCTGCGCCAGGAGATTGGCCGTCAGATACGAACCGGCCCGCAATGTCGTATTGCTCGCGGTGCTGGTAGCCTGCGCCCATTGCAGTCCGAATGTGCCCGCAGTGGTGAGCAGCAGACTTCCCTTGTACACAACCCCGTTGCCGTTGGTTGCGGTCGATACTGAAGAATAGGAAATCGTGTTGCCGACAAAGGACTCGAGCTTTGGACCATATGCCGCGCTATTGATTGCACCCGTTGCGACTGAAGGTGACATACCGCGCGAATCGACTGCCGTACCCATCGATTGAAATTTGAAACCGGCGCCTGCAGTCGCGGAATCCAGCAGCATGAAAAGCTCATATTCATATTGGCCAGTCAGTAGCGTGAGTTGCAGATCCGGATCGGCCGTCAGTGTGGAATTGGAGACGATGGCCGTGTCGGTCGCCTTGATCGCGACAGTACCAGCGCTCGCAGCCACGGAAGCGTATTGATAAAACAGGACACGCCAATCGCCATTCCCCATGTATTCGGCGATGAAGGCATCATTGGCACTGGTCGTGACGTTGTTGCCGCCTGGGAGAATCAAAGCCGCAGAATACGTCAGTGTGCAGGTGCCGGTGAAACGGCCGATGTAGATCGGCGCGACGAGCTGCGCAGAAGTGCCGAAGGAGGAAATCGTCGCGTTACCAACAATGCTCACGTTGTGGCCGCTGACGCTGCCGAGATCGGCTGTGGCCGCAGCGGTCAGGGGTTGTTCGGTGCCGAATGTTCCAATGTTGACCCCGACACCCGAACCGCCATAAAGCTGCCAGATGCCGTTCAGATAAATTGTTGAAACAAATTGGCCGGCGATGATCTGGTTGGCGCCCAGTTCGGTGCCATTTGGATTCAGAATCGGTTGCGGACCTGCACCATTTGCATTGAGTGTGCTTGGACCGGTATTGCTGTTCGAAGGGACCCAAAAGATGATAGTCCCATCGGTATCTGTTGGAAGTGGAGAATCGAATGTTACGATATAGGAATTTACTGAACCTGTATCTATTCCTGCATAAATGCTGAGCAAAGCAGCATCAATGATTTGATCGACGGGATATCCTGGAAGTTGATTTCCATTTTGGTCGAAAACTGAAAATTTCAACCCGACGTTCGGCGGAATAAAGATAGACGCACTGCCATATGCATCCAAGATGATTGGATTGGAATTTTCAGTAACGCCACTCGAATCAGTATAGGTTGGCGCAGGAGTTGTTGAACCAGCCTCATACGTATAAACCTTGCCATAACTGAGAAACTGCCCATTCGGCGCAAAAAATTGCTGGCGTGTGAAGGGCGCCAGATAAGTAGCGGTCACGTTGCGACTACCTGATTATTGTCGCATTTGCAATTGCCCACAATTGCGTTATACTGCGCGAACGTTAATTCGGAGAAAATGCGATGTGGCATATCATTGGATGCATCGTTGCGGCGATCGTGATATTCGACGCATGGTTCATATTTTGCCGTCTCTGGACTACACGCCATCTGACTGAGAGATAACGAGGAAACGATCATGGTTTGGCTTTTCATCTTGGGCATCATTTCGCTTGCCGTATACAACCGGGGATTCCGCAAAATTCTGCTATGGGGAAGTCCGGTTTGGCTCATCATCGCCCTATCGTTCATGGGTTAGGGATTACGCTGGAGAGCGCGGATTGTCCTGATGGAACGCCAGCAGGCGTTGGTGCAGTCTGACTGGGTCTCAGTACCTTCAATCCACCATAAGGATCTAAGAATTCCTTAGTGGCTTTCGCGGCGGCACGTTTATCCAACTGTCCACGAACCCAGGTTCCCAACACAGGAACACCGACTTTAGCGCCCGCGGCATTGACTGCCACTTCGCCACCGGTTTTCGCTGCCTGCGCCAAAGCGCTGACTGTCGTGTTGGAGTTGTTGACAAAGGCACCCTTCGGCTGAATCTGCTGATAACCCGCGACGCGTCCCAGAGTTTCCAAATGCTCTGTTGTTTGCGGGTCAAATAAAGATGGCATTTTTGGCGACATTGCATTGAGCTGCTTATTCAATGCTGACTGACTGACATTCCCAGTGGTGCCTAAAGAAGCACGCCGAAGCTGATCCAAAGCTGCAACCCCCATGGTCTGGGCCGCGACTGGATTATCTGCAAGATTGGCACGCATTGTCGCTACGCCATCTCGTGTCGCAGTCGGACCCGTCACATATTTCTGAGTGAAACGATCCGGTGGCGTCAACCCATTGACAGCATCATTGTAAGCAGGATCGGCTTCCAGAGCTTGAAAATGGGCTCTCGCCAACGCGCGCGCCTGGTCGAATGGCTCTTTGAATTCCCGCGCCCAGGGCAATAAATCAGAATCTTCTACGACACTACGGATCTGATTCGCAGCAAAGCGCGTGCTCCCATCATTGGATCGGGCCAGTTCTGCCAGTCGAGAACGCAGTCCCTCGAATTGTCCCGCAGTAATGTCTTTCCCGCTGGTAACAATATTCTGCAATCGCCGCATGATATCCGGCGGAGCGCTTTCGGTTGCCCATTTATCTTCCAGGCGCGCATTCACGTTATCCAAAAGAGATTGAGCGCTCACGACGGGAGTAGTCGAAGGAATGGCATCCCGAGCCGTGCTGTACGCTTGATCGATAGCCGCTCGTGCTACTTTATCTTTCGCCTGATAGGCATCGATCAATGTATCGCCATGTTCTACGGGATTCGTCGAAAACACATCCGGGCCGACGCGCTCACGCAAAGCATCGAAATTGTCGATGAGATTCTGATTCTGATCGTTATAGAGCTGTGCACGCTTTCCATCGGTGCCGCGCAAATTCTGCTCTTCCGAAATCAGACTCGGATCGCCCGAAGATTGTCCTGGAGTCAATCGCGCCTTGACCGGCAAGCTCTCTGCATCCTGAATGCGTTCGGCCGCAGTCGGATTGATCGCACCGCCAGTCTGCTGGGCCGCCTTTCGGATACCTTCCTGAAATTCTGGACTCGCGTTCGTGATCGGCGCCGTTTTAGCAGCACCCATAGACTGTTGAGAATTATTCACGCCAGAGGCAGCAGCAGATCCTTCCGCAGCAACAGCTTCCGGATCATCCATGCTATTGACGATTCTTCGGCCGATGCCTGCAATATCTGCACCTCGTGCGACAGGCAGCAATTTGATCGCATCCCCAGCTATATCTGCAACTCGAGGCCCCGCTATGCCAGAAACGGCCTGGTGAAGTTTATCAGCAGCCCAAGTAATCGGGCTCGTCAGTGTTCTCAATCCTTCCAAATAGGGTTGCGCCTCTGGACCTCCACGGTAATTCAATATCGGATCTTGCGAAATCTGGGTTTCGAGTTGGGCTCGGCTGCCATCGGAATCGGGCAGAATGTCATTGGCAGCATGCGTCATACCTCGCAGAACACCCGCACCGGTCGCTAATGTGGCTTCACCTAGACCTGTGAACGAACCGCCGCCATTGCCGGTTGAAAATCCTTCGCCCTTGAACTGTTTGAAGTTCGCCAATTCAGTGGGCGACGGATCGCGGCCGACACGTTTGCGAAACAAATCGGCGTCGTATACGGTGGAATCGTTGTCGTCTTTATGTTCGGGTTGGGTTAAATATGCACCAGGATCAAATGCGGGTTCAGCATTCGATTGATTTGTAACAGGCTCATCATTCGTCTGAGTTAGATAAGCTCCGGGATCAAAATCCGTCATTGCCCACGACTCTCGAATTCTTTAATTTTCTGCCAAGTAGGAATCATTTGTTCCTTAGTAAGTCCATGCCTCTTGAGAAACTCATCCGCTTCCTTCGGATTGCGCGCAAGGCCATACTCATAACCCTCGATCAAATTCGGAATGTTGCGGAAGTCGCTCTCGTTCTTTGCCAATAGGCCCGGGTCCTGCGTCTTGGATTGCACGCCCGCGTAGGCGGCAAGGGCTTTTTCCGTCGCCAGCGATTGGGTCACGACTCCTTTCAATGCCTTGTTGTCGAGCGACACATTCGGGCTGCCATTATGAGCCAGTTCACGGGCGGCATCAGTGCCTCCGAGACCCGCCTGGGTAGCTCGAGCCGCCTCGTACCGCGCCAGATTCTTGGCCAGCGTATTGGCGTCATCCGCGCCCTTGGTATCAATGCCAGCGCTCGACAGAAAGTTCATGATGGCTTTCTTGTTCTCGAAACCCGCCCCGGTATCGGGACCTTCCGGGTTGTCAAGAATTGCACGTGCTCGGCTCAGAGCATCCTGTGCCTGAGAAGTGTTGTTCGCTGCCGCCTGGGCCTGTGAGACACGCTCGGTGACACCTTTGGCAAGCCCCTGCTGCGTTTCGACCTGAGCGCGCGTGGGGTTGAGATTCGGCATAGGCTGAGACGTTGGGGGAGGGACCACTGCGGCAGTTGGCGCTGAAGTACCCTGGGGAGGCAGAGACAGCGCGCCCGTCGCCGGATTGCGATTGCCAATCTGGCCTGTGGGAAGCGCAATGGGCTCTGGGGCTTTCTTAATGGGCGTCCCAGCGGCCGTGAAACCGCCGCCGGCGGCGGCAGGAGCCTGAACGCCGGGCTGAATGATGCCCCCATTGTCAACCGTTGTCGGCGTCCCATAGGTCTGCTCACGCTGTTTGGCCGCATCCAGCGCCTGCAGCTGCCAATTGCTCAGCATTTCAGGCAGTTTGGCCGTTTTGCCGCCGGCTACCAGATTCTGCACCAGTGGCTTATAAACAGACGCCACGCGCTCCGCATCCGGACCGCCGGATTGAGAAAATTCGTCAATCGCATCGAGAACCTTGCCGGCGCCCTGCGCAGTGCCTTGCTTCACATCCGGATCATTCGAAAGACCGCCGACGTTGTCGTAAAACTGCTGGCGCAAAGTTCCATTCAGCCCAGCCAGCTTCGTTTTCGCGTCCAATTGCGCGTTCTTCATGTCAATCAGGCTTTTCGCAATCACGGGATACGCATCCCCAGTTGCCTTCAGTTGCGGATTGGTCAATGCCTGGTCGAGGTCCAGTGTGCCGTCCTCTCCGACATGCGCACCCACATCGTAATTCTGAAAGAAATTCGCCGCCGCCTGGCGTTGCCGAGCGTCCTGTTGATTCTGTTGCAGCAGAGCTTGGGCATTCTGCTGGTTGATAGCGCCGGTCTGCAGATTCTGCTGGGCCTGGCGAAATCCAAGAATACTGGAGAGCTGTGAAAGTCCCTGATTGGGATTGGGTGGCTGAACCATCGCTCCCACAGGTTGAATCATGTCCGGAATGGCGGCATTCTCCTATTCTTTTGACTTTCCACCATTTTCATCCGCCGATGCCCGCGGTCGGATTGGAAGTCTGATACGGATTATTGGCTGATGCATTGAGAAGCCATGGCAACGATGCCGAACTCAACCCACCGGAAATCGCATTCGCGGCTCCAACAGTTCCTCCAGCCAACGCGGTACCGATATTCGTCGCTGATTGTGCAGCAGAGCCCGCAAGTGCGGTGCCTTGCTGACCGGTATTCGCCGCAGCATTCTGACCCAACTGCGCGACGCCTGACAGACGTGAATAAGTATTTCCGAGTTGCGTCTGGTATTGGTTAAACGCATTGTTGTAGGCGGTATTCGCGTAATTCTGATTGTACGCCGTCAGATCCTTGAGCGCAGCTCCTGAGAGCGCACCTTGACTCGCCGCATCCTGATTCAACACGCCTTGCTGACCCTGTTGCAATTGGAACTGATAGGCAGGCGAATACTGTTGCATATACGAAGCTGTGAAAGGTTGCAGAAGGCTACCATAACCACCGCCAGTGCTCGAAGAGGCAGTACCCGGCGTTCCGGTCGCAGTGCCTCCAGCGCCCGGTGTACCAATACCGAGCAGATAATTGAGTTGCGACTGCGCCCCATAGCCCGCCTGCATGTAGGGCGATTCTTGCTGCGTGATCGTGTTGAATTCATTTTCAGCAATCTGTTGCGCGTTCTCCGCCGCGCCGGCCTGTTCACTCGCAGCCTGTCCCGCTGCATTGGCCTGTATCGCGCTCCCTGCTAATCCTGCGACGGCAGTTGCGCCGATTGCCCAGCCGATTGGCATTTCAATGCTCCTTTACACAAACGATCAGAGTAACCCTGTCGAAATCAGAATCGTTAGTTACCCAGTGAGGATGAGAATTCTGAAACCAAAACAGATCACTGTCGTGAGTGATCAAACATTCGCTCTCAAAATGAAACGCCTGCTTCTCATTGCCGTGAATCTGCAATCCGTATTTGTCAAAAGTCCTGGCATGCCAACCGATGTCGACATGTGGATAGACCTGCTTCCCCGCCGGAATTCTGGTGATCAATACGGCACCGATATCACGGCCATTAGCCACACATTCCGCCAACCGACGCGCTTCAGTGAGCACATCCACAACCGGATACCATTCGCTCACATGCACATCATTGAACTTCCGGATATCGCCGTGATAGTTCTCAATCGGGTTGTAGCGCATCCAGATATCCGATACTTCCCGATGCGGCGAACGCGGATCTTCCGTGCGCAGGCGGATCGTATTCCAGACTTCCGGATGTGCCACAAGCTGTCGCTGCAATCCTGTCACATCGAAAGCCTTTTCCTTAACCATCCGCAAGCGCAACTTGTCTCTCCCGCAATCGTTGAATCAACTCGGTATTCTGAACATTCAGCGCTGCCAATTCCGCATGGCGTTCCGCATCAAACGGCCGTTCCAACAGATATTCATAGATCAACGCTGGCTCAGTGAAAACCTTGCGCCAATGGCAGTGCATACCCTGGATGCGATCCAACGCGGTGAAATCGTAATCGCCCCGGATGCCCAATTTCTGCATGGACTCGCGAACTTCCTTCGGATCTCGATGAAGAATCAGCTTACGCGCGGGATGCCGATTGACCCATTCCGGATTCTGACCCAGCACAGTACAGGCAATCCCAAGCATTTTGACTGAGCGAATGTCACTCAGTTTGTCCAAACGATAACGGGCCAGAGGCTCATGTATGCAGAGTGTCGTGTCGGTTGACAGCCAGACTGAGCACCATGCTGTTGCCGAACGCGGCGCGCCCAGCACCATGAACGCGATCAAGTCGGTACAAACACCATCGAGGGAGCGGCTGCGTACGTCACTGTCAACTTGTCCCCCAGCGAAACCGGGAACGTTCCGGATGCCATTCCAGTTGAATATGTGCCACTCCTTGTAAATTGGATATCCGATACCGTGCCACCCGTGAGGATCACAAACCCCTTTTTGGATGCTTGATAAACGAAAGGCGATGCAGTTACTGTGATGACAGCCTCAGCCGATGGCGGTGTCCCGACATCCGTATCATGCATCCACCGATACCAGCTCGCCGAGAGATTCAGTCCTTGGGTCAGCGGTTGCGTGTATGTCGGAAGGGCTCGAGGCGTGGTCACGTCGTTGCCGGCTCCATAAATGCCGTGGCACCGATAATGTCCCGTGGTACCGGATCAGTAAAGGAGGCCTCCCACACACGATCGCGGTCCTCTCCCAGCAGATACCAGATCGCCCGATTGCGGGTCTCGCCGGCCGCACCGATCGTCACCCATTGCTCGGTGGACCACGTGAAACCCCCGTCCGAGCTCCACCGCAACATGCATTGTGGATTGGAACCCTGACCGGTTTGCAATCCCACACCGGGTGTGAATTCGATCTGGAGCTGCGAGAAGAAAACCCGGCCGCGGTTCTGTTTCTGCCAGACATGCGGCGTGCGGCGCAGTGCGCGCAGCGGATTACCGGCATCAGTGTAGAACTGTCGGCTCATCTGATAGAAATTGCCATTCTCATAATCGCCGACAATCCGCACGTCACCGAAATCCATGTAACAATTGCTTCTATGCCGGTGATAGACCGCCGCATTCGGGTCCCACGAGAGCCGCTTGTGCCACTGGCTCGTGACGGCGTCATAGCACCAGGTAACATCTGCGGTCGGAAAGGTCAGCATGTAGAAGAGATGGCCTTCTTCTTCATAGGCATAGCCGATCGCATCATCAACCACCGGATACTGCGAAATCGCATGCTCAACGCCATGGTTGGAAATGCGCTGCCAACTATATTGAGCAGTCATCACCACCAGATTCTCACCCTGCTCATTTTTTGCAAGCCATGCGAGTTGGGCGCCCATGCGCGTGATCGAATTCACCGCCGCACAGCCAATCTGAGGACCGACGCCCGGAATGCGCGAAAATGCGAAGTTGGTGAGTCCGGCGTTGTACCAGATCTCCATGGTGCGTTCGCCGATCAGAAACAGCTCACGGTTATTCTCAAAGAGCGTGATCAGATTATCTGTGCTCGAATCCTTGAGCGAATAGAACGCACCCGGAAACAGAATCGAATAGGGCGTCGGACCAGTCGTGTAGAAAGTTCGGGTGCCGGGCTGGTTGAAAATCAGCCACCCTTCAATGAAGGCAATCCGTTGGGCACCCAGGAAGCCTGCGTCCGTGATCTGGCCGAACGGCGGAATCGTCAGCGTGATCGTCTCAGGCGAACTCGTCTGTGTCGCGTTCTGCGACATGGTGATCGTCAGGCCGATGGTATCGACCGAAAGAATCTGCGTGCCGGCCGGGATATAACCATCAGCATCTGACAGTGTCGGGGTCGATGCCACGATCAGGCCGACTGGCAGATCGCCCGGCAATGTGATCGTCGGCGAATTGATCGTGACGGTGCCCTGGAACTGGTTGCTGTAAGTTGTGCCAGACAACAGGTAGTAATAACCGTAAGTGCCATCCACAATGATGGCGTAGCCGCCTTCACCGTTGACCAGCACGCCATTGTCGCGGATGCAGACCGGACCGGCATTCGTCAGCAACGTTCCGACCTGGGTCACGGAATATTGCGGGATGCTTGTCTGCGTCGCAGCGACCGTGATCTTGACCAGATAGACGACGTTGGAAACGACGATCAGTACCTGTTGGCCGCCGGGCAAAACCCATGCACCGCGGGCTTGGCCGGCGATGGTGGTCCAGAGAGTGTTGAGACCGGGGCAGCCGAGTAAGGCCAGTGGCTCTTTCGGACGTTCTTCGGGATCTCTTTCCAAATAAAAATTGATAGTGTCTTGAGCATCCTGCAAAACCATCGGGGCAACATAACTAGGGCCGCAAAAACCAAAGTCAGTTCCACTAAACGCCATATGATTTCAATGTTACGTTGGTCATCGGAAGCCTCCATCGATCACGAAGGAAGCGTCATTGTGATTCGCATACACCAGATCCGCATCATACCGCAGAGTCGTGACAGGACTCGTGTTCTGATCCTTCAGAAGATTCTTTGCTTCCTTGGCTTGAAGCGTCAATTGTGGCGACGGAACTTTGCCGAATGTTGGACATAATTCCAGCGCCAACAGTTTTTTCAATGCCCGGTTATAGCCCTGCGGCAAATTGACCAACTGCGTAAGCGATGTGAACTGCGACAGGATCAGATCGGTGTACAGGAATACCTGTCCTGCGATGCTTGGATTCGGATAGACCCAGAGCGTGCCCAGCGGGAAGGTCGGCTGATAAGATGCCAGATATGGCCACGGACCTGGGACGTTCTTGAGTCCGATTTCGTTGTAACGCTCAAATGAGACGAGCTCAAACCAGTAGTCGAGTCCTGTCGCCGCCGAAGTCGTGACGCGCGTGAAGCTGCGCCGGATGCGCGCCGGACGCTGAAATGCGAAGTCACCCGGCGTCGTGTAGGTGATCTGATCGCCCGTCGTCAGCGTCTGACCGGCTGGATTCGACATGGTGACGGTGCTGGTATTGACGTTCGCCGCTGTCGAGGGCGCTCCGGTCAATGCGGGTGTCCAACTGACGCTGCTGTAGCCATTGGTAAGGGTGCCAGAGCGGAATTCGCCGTCGCTGAAGGAGACCAGATACAGGCCGCTGGGGCCAGCCCAGGGCACGGTGATGACGCCGCTGGTGCCCGTAGGCGCAGCCGTAAAGGTAATCGCGACTGGCGTCGGGTTTGAGCTGAGGGCCGTCACCGTCGTACCACTCGGGATTGAGGCCAATTGGTCCGTCAACGTCGCGCCAATCGACAGAGCGCTTGGAATTGAGGCGCCCGTGATGACATTGTTGTTCTGCGTCGTATATCCAATGAATGGAAGGGCCGCGGTCGGATTGCCGATGGTGTACTGATACTGACCGGGCGTCCATTGAACGATGTTCTCGTTCTGGGTGTAGATGAACGCCTGGTCAATCGAGAGGGAATCCAGAAGGTCATTCAGGATCTGCATGCAGACCGAGGCGATCTGCGCATTCAACGGCTGGCCCGGCGAATAGGCATTGATGTTGAGCAGAGCCCCCAGAATGATATCGGAGGCAGTGCTCGTGACGTTGCCGGTCATGGGGCTTTGGGGGGTTCCTTGGTGGCGACGCAGGTGGCGATCACGTCGAGAATTGCGTCTTTGTAGTTGGTCATGGCGAACTGTTGGTATTCAGTGTTGCGCACACTTAGGTCCTGTCGCATCGTATAACCCCATGTGCAATTCCAGTTGCAATCATAGCCCGTTGAGTTCCATTTGATGTCGGTGTGCGGAGCGTTCTGCAGGCGCCAGAGGCGGTCCAGATAGTAGAACGCCATTTCGCTGAAGGCTTCCCGATGAGTCGGATCACCATAGTAACGGTTCGATGCCCAGTGCGGAAAAATCAATGTCATTTTTCCGAACGGCTTCATTACACGGAAGGCTTCGTTGAAAAAATGCGTACGCTCCCATTTGCCTTCGAAGTTGGTCAGGTGCTCAAGAAAGTGGGATGCGAACAGTTCATCGACGCTATTGTCAGCCCATGGCCATGTTTCGGAACCTACGTCACAGACGACATCGACGTTATCGAATTTGATGCGATCTACGTCGGTCCAGCCGTCGCCTTTTTTCGTCGGGCCGGAGCCCAAGTTCAGTTTCAGAATTGTGGACTCATTTGGTTTCACTACTGCGTTCATTTAATCTTCCGCTGGTATTAATGGTATTTGGACATCATCGTCCTTAAACTTTTTCTTAGATTCGAAATAGCAGGCACGAGAGCAATTTTTAGGACTTTTTGATTCGGCAACCCATTTCGGCACGTGAAAAATCTTTCCGCAATTGCCACAAGTCAAATCCACGCCTGGGTTGGTCTTTTTTCTAGCCTCGGCATTTTTTAAAATGCGCTGAGCTTTCTTCACCGGATCAGCCCAAGCTGCCTTAATTCCAGCAACCTGCTTCTCTACAAACTCTTCAGAGCGCTTTCCATAGAGTTTGCCTCGCTTTGAATCACCGATCTTTTTTCGCCATTCCGGGTTGGCGGCGCGTTCAGCGGCAAAATGCTTCATAGCCTTTTTCATTTCAGGAGTAGCCATCGCAGCTTTAACTCCAGCCGATATCTTTTCTCTATGTTCTACGCTCCCACTTCGAGAGCGTTTTTCATAATTTCTATGTTCCCACGGCGCACGCCCATTTATTCGACGTGATTCAAATAATTCTTTGCGAGTCAGGGCTGCCTTTTTAGATTGTTCTCGTAGTCTATTGCGCTCAATTTCTACTGAGAATCTTTTTTTCTGACTCTCAGACATTCGTGCTCTGGTTTCATCGGTTATCTGTCGACCAATGATTCCCTCGCCGCCATCCGTCATGTTGTATCCATGTGGATATTTAGTACCGAATGCGATAATCGCCTTCTTCTCAAGATCGCATAGATAATCCCATTTATTGGCGATCACGAGAGTTTTTACGATGAAATTCTCAGGTTTATATTTTCTCAGAGCCGAATAGATAACTCCGTTTTCGCGCCGTCCCAAAGCGTGTTCAACATGCTTCGCAAAACGTTTTCTGCAGTTTTTGTAGTGATCCCTACATAGCTCTTTCCACTCGATGACGTTAATTGATAGAGACAGCCCATTTTTATTCCTATTTTATGTGTAATTACCAGACATGGTCTGGAGGTCCGAAATCACCTCGGAAATCCAGGTGCCCGGATTTTACACTACAATCGACTGCAGCTCTATAACCATATTTTCTTGCGTCGCTCCAAAAATGGAGGTCTTGCGTTGAGATGCCGCCCTCAGTTTGTGTTTTAAACCAAGGTTTGCGTAAGCGCTCATCTTTAAACATGGAAAGGCGAAACAAACACATTCCCATGCCAAGTCCACAAACTTCAACCAAACCACCGTTAGGATCTGGAAGTTGGGGCATGAAGTTAGGTTCCGGAATGGAAGGAGAACCCCAGCCCTGAAAACATCCGCCCGGTCCCTTACAAAAATACGAGGCGCTCAACGCGGAATACTCCGGATGCTCCTCCATGCGTTCCAACAGTTTCAACAATCCGTCGGATGGAACCAGATTGTCGTGTTCGAGCGTGAGAATATATTCCCATTGGCTTAAATCCGGGTTCGCCAAGATTTGTTCGATGGCAGTTGAATAAGCAACTCCAACTTCCATTCCCTGAGCAAGAATCCTAACAACTCCGTTGTTGGGTGGAAAAGCCAGATTCCAATGAGATAAGGCAACCTTAGCCGGAATCAAATCTGCTGCGGGCAGGATAACTACAATTCTCTGCCGGCGCCAGGAACCTCCTTTTAAAAGGCGCGCGCGCGTAGCATTGAGATCTTTATTGTGCTCTCCACAAAAATCATCCTGCACAATCAAAGCCGGTTTATTCGCCATAGTGACTCACAAATATCAATTATTGAACCCACGCAATCGTTGCGGTGTTGGCCGCCGCAATCAGCGCAAATGCCATGACTCCAGTTTCATTAGCTGTGCCGGCCGTGCCCGGTGCCATGGTCGGTATAGTTCCTCCTGCGCTCGCGTTATATCCTGCAGCCCAAGCTCCGATGCTACCGTTGGTGCTGGTCAGGGATGCCGGAATCGTAAAGCCACCCGTACCCGCTACAGGCTGCGTATTGGCCGCAGAAGTCGTATCCGTGAGCGCCAACATATAAACTAAGTCGCCCGCATTACCAACGCTACCACCCGGTGTTAGTGTTTGCCCCACAGTAGGATTCGTCACCAGTTGACTGATAGCTGCTGCTCGCAGAGCCGGAAGCGTGTCCTCAATGAGGATAGCGACGTAGTCACCCGTGCCGGTGTAGTTCACCGTAAGAGTATGCGTACCCGACGCAACACTACCCGTGGCAATCGCGCAAACCAGAGCGGTACCACCCGCCGTTAGCGCGAGAACCGGACCAGAAATGGTCCAGATCGTCCCAGCACTGTCAGTGATCGAGGTAATGCCCGGTGTCGTCGTGATGTTGAAAAACAGAAATGCGAACAGGCCATGGAGCGCCGTCACCCCGGTCAATGACGGTCCCGAAGTGCCACTGGTATAGAAAGTCCCGAAGTCAACACTCTGAACGTAACTCACGTGAACTGACCCAGTAGCGTTGTAACGTTGCTCGAATTCGTCGCATACAAATACTTTCCGGCCAAAGACTGGTAGAAAACGCCACCGTGCAGGCGGAATTGCACGGAGCCATTGGTCCACCAACTGGGGCTTTCGATCGTGCACATTGCTTTGCGTGTGCTGCCGGCATAAGTCGCCGAATCGAGTATCTCAATACGTGCCGCTGCGCCGACATTTCCCGAACTCGGACCTGCGAGGTAATACTCACTCTGCACCACATAGCAATTGTTATCAACGCTCCAGTTAGGATCGGTACCGCTCGTATATTGCACAAATCCTGGTAACGTACAGATCTGATAGCCGTTATAGGCGGAACTGCTGGTCACCAGAATCACATTGTTGCTATAGGCTCCGATCGTCTGGGCGGTCCCATCCCAGACGCCGGTCCAGAGAATATTACCTGTACCGGCGCCTTGGGCTGCATTGATCTGCACCCATTTGCAGTTGCAGATTGGAACACCGGTTTTAGGATATGGCGTTGAATTCCAAACCCACTCGGTCGCAGTCCCAACGGGTAGATTGCTGGCCAATCCGGGCGCATTGTTGGACAACCATTCCCATTGATTCGAGATGGTTTGATTATCCACCGCATTATAAATATCGGTGTCATTGAATCCACCTCCGCCGGTCTTGTCGCAATACCACCAAGACAGCTTGACCTGTGGAGTGCCCGAAGTTGAAATCGATGTGTAGTTGCAACCCGATGGAAAATAGACAATCTCGGAAACAAATACCTCGGCCATCTGGGAAGGTGCCGTCACCACGATGCCGCCCCAGCCGCCTCCAGAGCTCACTGTGCCGATGCGGGAATCATTGGACGTGATCATGCCCTGTCCATATGGAAGTCCTGAGCCACTCACGCAATATGGATAACCGTTGCCATTCGGGACCCACGTGCCACCGGATACCAAGAAATCCGGTCCATTGGCGACAAGACTACCAGGTGTCTCATTGGCAAAATTCTTATAGGCGATCAACTGAGGCCCGATTGCACCGAAACTGCTGCCACTGATGGTCATCAGTTGGCCTTCGCCGATTCCTGAAGGTGCGGACAATGAGAAGCCGGACTGCGGAGTGAACCCGATACCGGAGGCGTAGAGATTGCCGGCAGCTCCTGCGATATGCGCACCCACCATGTAAAGGCTGGGAACGCTCAAATGCAGATCATCCCAGCACGGCCAACATCAATTGGTAGCCGGTGAACACGCCGCTACGCGCCGCGACGTCAGTCAACACCAGGGTCGCCTGGGCCGTTGTCGTAATATAGAACGGCTGCGCAGGCGTATAGCTTAGATATGCCGCCGCGCCCGCATTGGAGCCCGATAGCTGCGGTACGGTCATGGTGATTGGTCCGACAGTCTGAGAATTGTTGACCGTCCATGAGCTTCCGGAACCACCCGTAATGGTCGTTCCGGACGTTATCCCGGTACCAATGATCAACTGTCCGATGGCGAGCGTCCCTGTCACGCCGGAAGTGGTGAGCGCAGTGCCCGAAATCGTGCCCGTAAAGGTCACCGTGGGACTGCTTAATACGGTCGGCGTACCTTCAGAATCCTGCAATGTATAGCCATAAACGGCAGAATTACCGTTCGCTGCCTTCAGAAACTGCCAACCCAAAAATAAACAGGGTATGGGCAACTTGTACGTCAATGTGCCGCCGCTGATTGGCCCATCAGAATTTGGTCCCACCATATTGACATACCACGGATAGAGCTTCGCTCCGCAAGTCAATTGCCAGTTGAAATCGCAATCGACAATCTCGTGATATCCTTGCGTGCTCGCATTGTTCTGATTTTTGCAGCCTCTGAAACGGATCAGCGGCACGCCACCGGAATTAGTGCCGCTCGTGACAATGAATCCGGCCGCATTGTTGTTCTGGAGAAGCGTGCAATCGTCATATGTGATACTGGACTGGAAGTTATAATCATTCGATGTGTAGTTGTAGACGTGTTGTCCAGGAATATCGGATTCGCGAAATGAAATGATCGCGCCCGATGTATTAGAGGACGTGACCGATACATATTGTTGAGTGGCCGGTCTGTTGTTGACCTGGGAACTGCCGTCGTAGTTTTTTATTGAAATGTTGCCGATTGGCCACTGCGTCTGCAAAAGCAGAGATTCGTTAGATGAATGTTCGACCCGCAGTCCGTTGACGCGGAAACTGCATACTCCTTCGGCGTGCGTCGCCCCCATGAGATTGAACAGATAGGTATTGGTCGTCGGCGCGTGATTGCTGACATCACAGTCATCAATCGAGAACTGACCACCGTAATAGGCAATGATCCAGGCACCGTTGGCAGCATCCCAGAACTTGCAGTGGGACCACCAGTGATTGACGAACTGATCGCTGCCGACAACGGCTGTGGAAGTGCCATTCGTATTGGGTGTCACAGCAGATCCGCCGGCAGTCGCTGAGACTACAATCGAAGTCGCGCTCGCCGAGATGATGTAATAGGTTGTCGCGGACGAAATATTCCCCACCGTGGTCGAAAAGGTAATCGATGAGCCCAACACGAAACCCAGCGCGGAATTGATCAGCGCGATCGTTGGATTGCTGGCTGTGAATGTCGCAGTCTGACTCTGCGGAATATGTAGCCACGCCGTTACGGGCGCATCGACCGTGCAGGATTCCCAACGCCATTCACTGTTGTTATTACCGCCGGCAAGCAACGCGATATACTGCCAGCTACCCTCCCAGGAGACATTTCGGAAACGATAATCCTGGATATTCGATAATCCACCCTGCTCCAGCGAATGGATGAAATCCGAATTCGCATCCGTGCAGTAAAAGGTCATATCCTCGAAAGTCGGATTGAGCCAATATTTATTGATGCACATCGGGCCACTGACCGAAGGCACGTAATGAATACGTGTCAGATCGATGCCTGCGCCGCGCCATTTGATACCGATCCCCTTGATGGCAAGACCGGCATTGCCCATGAAGGCGCCGCTCGTATTGATATAGAAATCGCCGGGACCTAAGGTCAAAGTCAAATTGCCGGTGTCACTGCTGAATCCTGATGGAGCGCTCAATGCCGTCACCGCCGCAGCCTCAAAAGCTGCAAAGGCTACTGCATCCAATGCTCCTGTGGTATCGCCAGAGGGCACAAGCCAGCTCGTGGCATTCGTACCATACATGCCACCGGGCAACAGGACAGCCAGAGTCATCTATTTAATCCATGCCAGAGTTGCCGTGGAAGAGGGCAATCCCTGTGCCTTGAAGGCCATGGTGAAAGCTGCCCAATTGTGGGTGTTGGTCGTTGAGCCATAGAGAAATGTATCGTTATAGGAACCTGCAGCCTGATTGACGAGAGCGCTCATGGCACCGGGATACGCCGAAGTTGTGCCGGTGCCGTCTGTAAACGACTGCAGAATATTGTTCCAACCGGCCGTGTCCGTGACAGTATCTCCAGAGGATGTTGTGCCATCCTGTGTGGCCATGATCGCTGCCAGCAAAAACGCGTCGGCACTTGAAGCCACCGCGGTCGGAGACGGAATTGACGTACCGATCGCTGTATCTCCATTTGTCGGCATCGCGAAATTATCCAGAACGGCATGATTGCCAGCGAATCCTTCAATCTCACAGAAAAATGCCTGCCCCGTGCCGAAACTCGAGGTATTGACCGTCACAACATGCGTATTGCCCCCCGCACCATTCACGCAAGCATATGCCGTGAGCGTTTTGCCACCGAAACCGAAAGTTTCACTCGTGCCGATCTGGTTATAAATGTTCCCTGTCGCGACTCCGCCGACTGTATCGGAAATACCCGTGAAGGTTCCGGTGGTGGATAAAATCACCACAAACGTACTCAAGCTCGTCTGCGTATTGACACTTGGCAATGTCAACGTTTCAGTGAAGTTATTCCAGATCAGCGTATTGGCGCCGAGAGTCAGATTCGGCATGGCCGTTCAACTGTTTCGCGATTCAGACGACCCATGCGATGGAAGCTGTCGCGCCCGGTGCAGTGTAGGTAAATCCGGCAACTGCTGTGGCGCTCTGATTAGAAGGTGTCCAGGCCCACGCGCAGGTCAACGCTGAAGCACTCGTGATGATCTGCGCATTCGCCTCGCAAACTTCGTAGGTTGCACCGTTCTGTTGGACAACCCAACAGCTATGGCTTGCCGAGTCGCTCAGGGAACCCAGTGATTGGAAGCCAGTCGTCGTGCAGTGCATGGCGTCGTTCGATGCACTGCCAGTCTCACCACAGATCGCGATAACCACTTCGCTCGATGATCCGGGAGTATAACTTGCACTCGTCGCCGTGGCGGCAGCGCCGTTAAATCCGGTGACTCCTGTTCCTCCAGTACCCGTGATGCCATTCCATTCGCTGATGCCAGCCGTAGAAGCATCTGGCGTAGTGGCCCATGTCAACGTATGGGTACCTGCATTGGCATTAAGCAAGTAGGCAATTGCAATCGACTGATTCTGTCCATTTCCAGACACCCGCAGCGTCCAGGTCTGGCCTGAAGAATCGGTTGGGGCTGCGAGCGTGAGGGCGTCATACACGTGATACGTGCTGATCAATGTGTTGCCGGCCGTCACTCCGGTAATCGTCGGCTGATTGGTGCCGGAAGTTACCGAGTTCGTAGCACCATTCTGAACAAAACCTGTCATCAGTTAAACACCGCTACGGTGGTCAGATAATCCGGAGTCTGACCTCCCGTTGCAGGTTCCTGTGGAGACCAGGTCACCAGTTGCGCGCCGGAAGATACGTACGAACACTGCCCGCGCGCACTGTAATTGTTGCCATTGGTGTTGAACAACCACATCGACCCCAGATCGAATGATGCGCCGGATAGGGAGTCGTTGACCATCGGGAAGATCGTCCCGGCCACTGACTGCGATCCCGTCGTGGTGCTTGCGAAGGAAACCGAGCCTGCAGAGGATGCAGTCACGGTATATGTGCCGTTGTACCCGGCAGGTGTGACACCCGCAATAATCACTGTAGCGCCAACGGGGACGGTGAGACCGCCTCCGAAGGTCACGGTGGCCGTCGTGCCGGTCCCTGAAGCGGCCGTAGTCGCGATAGCCTGAGGCGCCCCTGGCAACGGGACTGTTGTCGGCGCATAGCTCACATCGTCGAACGTTACCGAAATCATCAGTCCCGCCGCTGAGGGCGAGATCCCGAGGCTGACAACATTCGTTCCGGGCGCGACGCTCGAGGAAATTGAGATCGCGTGGCCCACCACAGGCGAAGTGGGTGCATTCAGGTAAGCAACTTCGAAAATCGTGAATGACACCCAGTCCTCCGAGGTCGGAGAACTCGGCGCCATGTTGATCGTATATGATCCGGCGGCGACGTTCGCGCGGTACCAGTGCCCCATGGACTGCGTGCCCTGAATGCCGTTGTTTTTGCTGACCAGATCATCGATGCGATCCAGCTGGGTATAGACATTTGCCCCGCCTGAATCCGTGCAGCCCATGCTGGGATAAGTCGAAGCAAAGTTAGGCCACATGCCGACAACATAGATTGTCGAGCCCGCAAGCACAGATTTCGAAAAAGTCGCATTCCACGTCGAACTGTTGACCGAGTTGTGGGCAGTGTTCTGAAACTGAGCGGATTGGCGTACGTAGCGCGCCGGGCCTGTCTGGTGGGCAGTAAGCCAGTTATACATCTCCTGACCTTCACCCAGGATCGGGGTCGGAGCAGCTTGCGTCCCCGTCGTCATGTAGTTGTTTGTCGTCGAGCTGCTGGACTGAGGGTTGTTCCATTGCCACGCAATGTAGTGGGCACCAAAGGCATCAGCCCAATGCTGCATGAACGACATATGCGGCTCGCCGCTGTTGGACCCCGAACCCCCCTGGCCACCGTCTTCCGTGATAATAACCGGCAATCCCGCTGTCAGGACAGCCTGAGCCCATTGGGTCGATAAGTACGTTCCGCCGCCACTATCGGCGCCGATCTTGCCGTATACGTCGCCGTTGGAATAGTTGTAGGTTCCATTCGGATAGGGATGCCATCCCACGCAGACTTGTGGGGTTCCCAATGTATCGGTTGGGGTGTACTGGGCGTAATTCTCGATCGACTGCGTAAACGACGGTCCATTCGCGATGATGACATTCTGCGCACCGGTCGTGCGAATCGCATTGAGCATCTGCTGATAGCCCGCGATGCCGACGCCGCCGGTGGGGGCCACACTGTAGGCGCCTATGGCCCAGTGATAAGTAGCGACCGTACCACCGTTCAACATCAAGCCATAGAGTGTCGAGCCGGATGCATAGTCATCCATGTATGGCTCGTTGAACAACTCAAACAGAATACCGGCGTTACTGATGCTACCATAGTTCGCAACGCCGCTTCCGGTCCCCGCGCCGGTGGCTGTGAATACTGTTCCGGCATTGTTGTTGGCCGCGCCCACTGCCGTCCAGTTCGTACTGCCCGGTGTCAGAATCGTATAAACGGTGCCCGAAGAAAGCGCAGTCGCCGCAGTCGTGCTCGAGGTTTGTGGTGTCGCCTGAGTCCCGAAATAATTGGCGATAGAGGTCCAGAATGTAATGTCAGTGCTGGAATTGGCGAACTCCGGCTGACCATTTGCCAGAATGTACTGCGTCGAGCCGCCGAGCGTGACCTGCGGGGCGCTCCAGTGTAGATCCAGAATGACATAGCATCCGACCTGCTGGGCCTGAGCGATGCCGTCGATGACAGTCTGCTTGTAGTCGCCTTGTGGGTCGGCGAGGACATTCGTCCCCGAAAAACTGGTCGCCGGATTCGCATCCGCAGTCTGACACGTCAAGCCCAACCACGATGCCACATTCAACGGCATACGGATGCAATTGGGTTTCCATGTCTGGTAAACGCCCCAGGCCGGCTCTACGCCACCCCATTCATTGACGTTGCTGAATCCTTGGACGCCGACAAACTCCAGAGCGGACATATCGGCGCCGCGGAGCTGGATCTGGCTGCCGCTCGACCCATAAGCGGCATTGATGAGCGTATTGCCCGAGACCGAAACTGCGAGTCCGCTGCCACTGCTGCCACTGCTGGTCGCGAAAACCTTGCCGCTCGCGCCGACAAGGTGCGATCCGATCATGTAGATACTGGGGACACTCACGCCTAGGCCGTAACGTTATACAGGTTCACGAACGGTGCAATATTGCCAATCGATCCGCTGATCTGGGATAGGCCGATGGAGGCTGGAAGCGCCGCCGATGTAGCGCTGTAATAACCGCCGCCCAGAATGACCTGGTTTGAGCCAGCCGTGTTGGAGCCCAGAATACCGTTATAGGTCAATGCGCCTTCGGATGCGACCACATTGTTGAATGTGGCGTAGTTGAATCCGGAGGAAGCGGTGTTCGACATCAGCGCGAGCCAATAATTTCCCGGAGTCATCGAAGCTGCAAGTGGCAACGTGAGCCCCTTGATACCCGAATAGATCGAGGCCGAGTTGTTCGAGGTATTGGTCAGCCCGTAGCTTTGCGAGCCTGATGTTGCAAGCGACAGGGTCGAGGCATTGAGCGTGTAGAGTCCGGCATACACTGAAATGGTATTGCCGTAGCTCGAATTGGTCACGGAGAAGCTGCCCGAGATGAACTCGCGCAGTGCCGACACCGACAGATTCGCATCGATCACCATCTGCTGAAGCACGACACTGCCCGCGCCGAGCACGGTCGTCAGTGGTAATCCGTTCAGAATGCCGTTATCCCAGTATGACAAAGTGCCATAGTTCGGCGCACCGATACTGATGGTGCTGCCGTTGACCGAAATGGAAACCTGGCCGGTGCCGCTGATGCTGGAAGTCGCCGGCGCCGAAACTTGAATGGAGCCGTTAGTGTATCCCATGGTCATTGCACCCAGGGCATTGAACGACATCGCGCTTTGATTGATCGTGGTGGAACTGTTCTGGGTCGTATTTCCCAGCGCGTACAAACCAACCGTGGAAATCTGATTGGCACCCGATACCGTAATCGTCTGGGCAGCGCCGGCCGCCGTGCCGACACTCAGAGTAATATTGTTGCCGCCGGCAAGGATCACCTGGCCCGAATAGGTTCCGGTATTTCCTGAAGTGTTGCCGATGTTGGACACCCCCACGGACGAGGGCGGCGCCGAAATCTGGATGCTGCTATTGGAATAACCGATCGTGATTTCGCCCAATCCATTGAAACTCAGTGCGCTCTGATTCAACGTGGTCGAGCTGTTCTGCGTGGTGTTACCGAGTGCGTAGAGCCCTACGGTCGAGTTGGCAGCCGCTGCACTGGCGGTGATGGTCGAACCGTTCAGCCCGAATGAGACGCCGTTGGAATTGCTGAAAACTACAGAGCCGAGGTTTCCGGAAGTCGTGCCGGCAGAGAAGTTGACCGAGCCTGCTCCAGCACCGCCGCCCGAGATCGTGACCGCATTACCATTCTGCGAAAGCGTGATGTTGTTACCGCCCGCGAGCGTCCAGGTGCCCGTACTGATCAGTGCCAGCGTACCAGTCGTATTGCCGGCCAGTGTCGCATCAAATCCACCACCACCTGCCCCGCCTGAGATGGTAATGGTCATCGATCCGTTGGCCGCAGTCGATCCCGACAGAGTGATATTGTTACCGCCGGCCAGGACCAGCTGGCCCGAGGCCAATCCCGTGGTGCCGGCCGTATTGCCCAATGTCGACATACCTGCGGACAGTTGAGTCAGTCCTGTGGTATTGGGCGCCGAAATGACATAGCTGTTGGAACTCCAGCCGCCGGAAAGAATGCCGGCCAGAGAGATATTGAGCGATGACTGCGCAAATGTGCTGCTGCTCGACTGGCCGGTCGTATTGCCCGCAAAGTAAACTGCACCGGTTGACGCACCAGAACCGCCCGCGGCAGCCGAAATCGCAAGGTTCAGCCCCGCGCTGTTCAGCGTCATCGACGCGCTCGCGTTCGTCCCGGCGAACGTCGTGCCGGTCCCGGCGAACTGCGTGCTGTTGTAACTCGCGGTCACGGTCGAACCGTTCATTCCGAACGACAGACCATTGGAATTCGATAGAACGATGTTGCCCGAGGTCTGAGAGCTGCCCGCCGCAGAGAGTCCTATTCCGCTTTCGACAGGGCTTGAGAGCGACAATGCCAGACCCGCGCTGTTCAGCGTCATGGAACCCGACAGGTTGGCACCGTTGAACGTGGTGCCCAATCCCGGCGCGTTCACGCTACCTGTGATGGTGCCATTATTCAGCCCGAATGAGAGATTGTTCGAATTGCTAAAGGTGACGCCACCGAAAGCGCCCGTCGTGGTACCGGCTGAGATCGAAAGATTGGCAGCGGCGGCGGTATTGGCCGAGATCGTGACGCTGTTGCCGTTCTGGCTGAGCGTGACGTTGTTACCGCCGGCCAGGAACATCGTGCCGGTACTGATCAGTGCCAAGGCCCCTGAAGTATTGCCGCCCAGCGATGCATTGATGCCGCCAACCGCCGCAGAGGCCGTCACGGTGCTGCCGTTCATGCCGAACGAGACACCATTGGCATTCGAGAATACGATATTGCCCGCAGTCTGCGAGCTGCCATTGGCGCTGATGCCGACGCCGCTGACGGTCGGACTCGAGAGAGACAGGGCGAGTCCTGCGCTGTTCAGTCCGATCGTGCCGGAAACGTTCGTGCCGGTGTAGGTGGTGCCTGTTCCAGCGCCATTGAAGCTTGCCGTGACACCGCCACCGGTCGTCGATCCGAAGCTGATGCCGTTCGAATTGATGAAATTGACGGTGCCGCTGGTATAGGTCGTATTCGGCAGTTGGATCGCACCGATGCCCGCAGCGGCACCTGGCGTGACAGTCGCGGTGATGACCCCGGCGGTGTTCATCCCGAACGTCACGCCGTTGGCGTTCGCGAACGAGACCGTGCCGGAGCTCACCGAATTGGTGCCGGCCTCAATGGTCAGCGAACCGTGACCGATCGGTACCCACGTGTAGACGCCATTGATGACTTCGATGACACAGAGGCCTTCATCAGAAGTCAGCGCGAGAAAGCCCGGCGCAAAACTCGCAGCCGGCGGCAGCGTCGCAAACGTGTAGATCACGTTACTGCCGACGACGATGCTTTCCTGCTGACTGTTCGGCGTCAGCTGTACATTCGGTCCCGGATTCGGCATTTACGCAGTCCTCATCAGTTCAATAGGGATCATCGTGGGGAGCAGGCTTTTGAGGCTTGAGGACTCGCGGTGCCTCCCGACCGGGTTCGATTTTTCCAGGCTGTGCAGCGGTTGCGCGTGGCATCAGGCCACGAGGGGCAGACTCGATGCACGCTGCCCCGAAGGCCTCAGGCATGCGCTCGTGGTGCGTATACTGCGAAGCGGGACCTCCCGTGGCGATGTCCGGCACCCGTTCCACGGGTTGGTGCGGAGTTCCTTCTTCCGCATTGGTGTTCTCCCAGCTCGGATGGCCGCCCATCAGACGCCTGCCCCGCGGGTGAAGATCACCGCCGTATTGGTGCCGGGCGCGGTCCCCAGGATCACACTCACCGCAGCGACCTCACTATTGACCGTCACGGTGCGACATACCCCAGGAGCGACGGGAAAGCTCGCCGCGACCGTTGCCGCCACTTCCTCGGTGGTATTGCGCGAGAAGTTCACATAGGCCCAGGCGGTCGTCGTGTTGGCAATCTGGATCTGATTGAGATCGCTGTTGCCGGTGGTATTGCCCGGCAGCACGCCCGAAGTCGCCGATGCATTCGTCGCCGTCACTGTCGTGCTGGCAATCAGAGAGCCTGCGCCGGAACCGGAATTGGGACCGTAGAGCGGTTGGAAAGGGCGCTGGTCGTACATGGTTCAGGCACTGATGCCGGATGGAGCCGAGCCGGTTTCGGGATATGTTTCACAGCGCGCGACAAATACCGTGTAGACGGTACTGGCCGTGGGCGTGATGGTCGCAGCCGTGAGATTCCCGAAGGTGATACCCAGCGTACTGTCTGCGGTCACCCTGGCATTGGTAATGGCAAGTCCGGACTGTGCGGCCCCGGAATTGCTGACACTCACATAATCACCGATGTGAAGTCCCTTGACGGTAAAAGTCTGTTCAGCGGATACGTTAGGGGCCACGGAAGCAGGGCTCAGCGTGGTGTTGAGAACCATGACGAGGCCAACATTGCCAATGGCCGGAGTTGCGGGACCACCCATTTTGAAAGTCTCCTAAGATGCGATTGAGAGGGGGACAGATTCGGGCTCTGGAAGCTGCCTTGCCTGCAACATTCCGGTTTTCACACCATACTCGAGGAAGTTACCTTCCCAGAATTTCTGGCCGCGATGCGTGAAACGCACATCGGCATCGATCCAGACGGACTCACCCAATGCCGTCCATTGACGGCAGAAGAAAATGTCTTCGCCCGTAAAATGCTTGTTCATGTAGCCGGTCTGGAAGTATGGCTTACCGCTATCCATCGTATGATAGTCGGCGTATTCGGGATAGGCCTTGTCGAGTTTGTCAAAGACTGAGCGTTTGATCCGCATGAAGGCGGTCGGCGCCTCCAGCGTTTCGATCAGACCATTCTCGACTTTCCCGGTCAGCGCACGATCGTGATAGGGATCTTTGTCCCAGCGCTTCGGCACGAGACCTGCGACGACTTCCTGCGGATACTCTAGGAATTTCTTCGTCGCATGGAAGTCCCAACCCACATCGGAGTCGATGAAGAACAGATCCGTGCAATCGGTCTCATGCAGGAAATGATGCACGAGCTGATTGCGTGCGAGATCAATGAAGCACATGCCGGCGACGAAGCGCGCCTGGACATGGATTTTATGCTGGGAAAGATAAAGCGCCGTCGACATCATCGAGGACTGATATTCGGCGCAGAAACTGAAATCGAAGGTCGGGGTGGCGAACAATACACGGGGAGTCATTGTTTTGCCTCGGAGGCTTTTTTGAGGGAGAGCGTCATGGGGCGCGACGAGGAGCCCTGAGATTGGATCACCTCCTTCGGGTCGAAAATCGGCGTGACAGTAGCCATTTCGGCGCGATTGATCGATGCCAGCACGGCCAGATCATCCGGATGGTATTCACAGAAAGCACCGATCGGACGTGGGCGTCCTCGCTGCCACAACGGCACGGTGATGCGACGGTCCGGCTGGCCATTGCGATCCAGGTAACTGATATTGACGGTGCCATCGGCATTCACGTGTGTGATCGTGGCGGCCGAGGGCTGATTGGCGAGATCATAGGGTGCACCGTCGGGAGTTGCGCGTGTCGGCCAGTACCAGAGACGTTTGCCGACTGTGGGTTGGATCATTTCAACTGTTTTCCACTTCGCCCCAAGAATACCAAGTATTGTCAGCTACCTTTGTGAACACGGCTTGCATGAACTCAACTCCGTTATCGATTCCAGTTGCGTTGATGTTTCCACCAGATTCTGGATATGCATACACAGTAATGTCGGATCGAGTCAAATGAAGCTCTATGATGTCACCAATGCTCGCAGAATTCGGCAGGATTACACCCAAGCCGCCAGCGCTGGCAGTTACGAGGACGATGGTCCAACCTGAATAGGTCGAAAACGTTGTTGCGCCACTTTGTCCGCCAGAGGCCGCTGTAACATCAATGACCGTTTTGCCGCTCGCATTGTAAGTTACAGAGGGCGTGCCGCCGGGGCTCGTGATAGTTGTCATTGTTTACATCCAAAAAGGAGGGGCTCTAAACACCCCTCAATGTGTGTCACCACAGGGAAAATCAGACGGTGAGAAATGCTTACTTACGAGCAATCATAGCCATAAATATAGCAATCAAACGTCGCAGCAGCTCCCGCCAAAGTGGTTCCAATGTTGACGTACATGGTGCTGCCTGTCTGCAGGGTATTACTCGCCTGCACCGTCATGTACTTCACATAGGTCGTAGCATTCAAGCTTGTCAGAGGTGCTGCAGCTACGATGGTCGTCCCCCCGTTATTAGTCGCCGCGTTCACCGAGAAGTACGCATTGGTTACGGCCGTGGTGCTGGCATTGGCCGTCAGCACCGCCTCCACCACCCACTTGGTTGAGTTGATCACGGGAATTGGCGTGTCGCCGACTGCATTGGCGTTCACGCCGCGGGCCTGTCCCAGAAGTCGAAGCGCATTCGATCCCTGGTAGTTCCCGCCGTAGGTCTGATCGTTGACAGGCGTCAGTACGGCAACTGAATTCGCGTTGCTCGCGACTGATGGGCCTGGATTGGTATCTGCCATGGAAAATTAGCTCCTAAATGAAAAGGGCGCCGTGTGGCGCCCTCAAGGTGGTTGGTTGATCGGCCCTGTCAGGCCCGGACGAGAACATCAGTCGGTAACGTGCTTCCAGACTTTGCGTCTGCGGATGTTGGAAACGAGAACGTTGGAGATTCCATACTTCTGAGCCAGAAGGACTCCTTGCTCAGTGCTTTTACGAATCTCTCTCACGATTTCCTCGGTGATCTTAGTGCCCATTCCTCTTCTGTGCGGTCCGCCAGGAGAGTTCTTGGCAATATGATCAACCTGAACATGCGCCCATGATTCCCGATTTTTGATGCTCGTTATGGTCGTGGCAGCAACGCCATATGACGCGGCGATTTCCGCATAAGGGCGAGGATCAATGAGAATAGCTTTCGCCTGATTCTCAGTAAGTTTCGCTCTATGCGACATTTCGCCGCGCTGCTCTGTCCTGCGCCGACCTTTTCTCACCATATCATCGTAATTTTCCCGCAACGTGCCCATCCATAAATGGGCTGGATTCACGCATCGTGGATTATCACAAGAATGGCAAATGAACATTCCTTTCGGGATTCTAGATTGCGTGTAGAACGCCCAAGAGAATCGGTGAGCCCGGTGATACATTACACCGGCGACCTCGCCTTGAAAGACGCCGTAATTATCCTTTTCCACGGCGCCTATCCATTCCCAACACTCGCCCACTTCCTTGTACTGCATCTTGAATCGCTGCTCCGCCGATAGACCCCTCATTATGTGATTTTTAGTCGCGAACGGGGAGCCATATCGGCGATTGCGGCGCCAATGCTTGTTGCACATTCCCATGCAACGAGCCGGAAGATCACAACCCTTACACTGGCAGCTTTCCGCCATACCAACACCAATCAGGTAGCTATCTACTCTCGGCCGAGAGAAGCATAGTTTACGCTGATTGGTGTTGGATGAGCAACGATTTGGCACAGTATATCAGCCGAAGATGCGAATACCAAGTGAACGATAAAGGCTTGCAGGCCCGTAAAGTACATCGCCATTTAATGTTAACCAAACTCATGTTTGGTCAGCCTTGCGGCTGCTCTGGATTTCGCCAGAGATCAGACTATATCTTGGTCCTTTCGGACCGCTCCCGTTTCGGCCTCGTGGCCTACTCTCTTGCGAGATAGTCGTTGAAGGTTTCTGCATCGCTGCAGACTTCCCTGCTGATTGTCCAATCCTAGGGATTGTCACCCTCTCGGGTACCCTAGGCTCTAAGGAGTTTCCAGCAATTAGAGAGCTTTAAACTCGGCTTAATGCAACTTTAACCGAGTCGGTTCTGAGTCGTTATTGATGGTAAATTGCGTCACCATCCGGATCGACATCCCCACATCCTCGTCGTCATAAGCCCGCGCCGCAAACTCCACGCCCCGAGGCAGTGGCAGATCCGCGAAGGCCAACGCAAACGCGTACTTGTGGAACACCAACCCCTGCGGACTCGCCGTGCTGGCGTACGCCGTTCCACCATTGACCGTAATAGTCGTACCGGTGCCGGTCGGGGCTGCCGTGCAGTTCTGGAACTGGCCGGCGCTGATGATCGCGTCGCCAATCGTGAGCTGCAGGTTGCCCGAGCTGTCACTGGTATACACACCGGTCAGCGGGTTGAACGTACCGTTCGTCAAACTCGCCGGTCCGTAGTAGATGCCCGTCGTCGCGGCACCGTTCGGGGGAGTGATAAAGCCACCGGGCGGCAGAATCACGAACTGCTTCAGCGTGCGTCCATACTGCTGACGGCTTTGTGGGTTCACCGGATAGATTCCGCTGAACTGGATCACATCGCCGACCTTAACCACACCGGTTGAGCCGGTCCAACCGGTCGTCAGGATCGTGCCGCTGGCCGCCCACCCGCTGGTGAGGAGTGCCGTACCGGTCGGTGTCGCAGACACCGTGGGCGTACCGCCCTGAACACCGGTCGTGAACGACATGATGTTCTGATCCTCCCACCAGTCCAATCCGGCGAACTCCTTCGCCACCATGCCGCGCTCGTTGAACTCCGAGATGCGCGCCTGGGGATTGAACAGGCCCTTGATGGCATCCGTTGCCGCTGACATGCTGATCGGGTCCAGCACGCAGTTTTTCTCGCCTTCGGCCGGGCAGGCCTCGGACGCCAGCACCGCACGTGCATCGGAGAAAATCTTGTAGCTGGCAGGCTGGATGCCCGCGGTGCCCAAGGAATTCGCCGTGTTGAGCGTGCAGAACTGTGCAGTGTCGGAATCAACGCGGTTCGCCACGGTCGCGACCTGGGGTTTCAGAATGCGCTGCTTGAACATGTCCATGGACAGCGCCAGGTCCTGCGTCGTGAACTGCACATCGACGTGGAACTGGTAGTTGAGCACCACCGGGACGTACTGCTCGAACGTGTCTTCCACGTTCAGAGGCGGACCATACGTACCGATGTAGCGGGGCGGACGCCGGACGTTAACTGTGTTCGAGGTGTTCAGTCAGCTCATGCTGACCCGTCTTGCGACTGCTGTAAGTTTCCCTACAGTCCAGATCATATCTTGCCTCTTTCGAGGCCCCACCGTTTCGAGCCCGTTGACTCTACTTCCTTTCGGAATGATCGTTGAGCGTTCCGTCTTGCGACGGCTTCGTTGCTGATTACCCAATCCTGACGATTGTCACCTTGCGGTACGTCAGGCTCTAAGGGCGTTCCAGGCAGTTAGATGGATTTTGAATCGGCCGATTCAACCGATTTTGGCGCCGGTCTGGGCGAACTCGTTACTGTATTGGCGGTCTACACGATTTGCGATAACGAGTTCGTTTTCAAGCACCACTAACGCCTCGTTAGTGATGTATGAAATTGTCAGAAGTTGTTGAACCAAGTAAAGCTCCTAAGTTAGATGTTAACTAAGTGAGCTGAATGATTTACGTGGCCGTTTAGGATCAAAGAAATCAAAGGACGGCTAACACCAAACCAGTCAGCTATCTGCTGTTGAGTGCAGCCAGAAGCGCGAAGATCACAGATTCTCTCGCCGTCCGTAGCGTTGAGTTTCTGCCATCTCGTGCCTTGACGCCATGCATGGCGTCCCTTAGATACCATATCTCGGGAGTTATCCATTGCCGTACCGAGGAACAAATGGTCAGGATTAATGCAACGAGGAACATCGCATTTGTGTAAAACCATTTTGTCAGAGGGAAGATCGCCATTTGCAAGAACCCATGCAACACGATGGGCATATCTCATATATTGCCCCTTGCTGAGTAGGATTTGACCATATCCCCTATCATTAACCGTTCCATTCCAAATAATGCACCCGTTTTCATTAGGGGGGGCCGTATTTGGTATGAAAGCGCTTAATGCAACGATCTGGAATATCCGACCGCTTAAGAATGCGGGCGAATCGATTGCGATTAGTCACTAAGGTGGCTCCAGTTGGATCTTGGAATGCCTCATTTTAACCTACCGCCGCTTACTCCGCGCCTTCTCCCTCTCATAAGCCCGCAGCTGTTTGAAATCCATCTTCGACGGATCTGTCACCACGGTCCCGGAGCCTTGCGCAGAAATCGGCGTGATCGGTGGAGGCGCTCCACCACGCTCGGGTGCTTTCGGTGCAGGAGCCGGCGGCACGACTGCGACAGGCGCAGGCGCAACCGCTGGAGCTGCGGGAGCCGGCGGCGGGATCGGCGTGGGAGCCGGGGTAACCGCTGCAGGCTTCTCGAAAGTCAATTCGAGCTTGCCTATCTCGGCTAAAGCCTTGACAGGCGAGAGTTGTCGGATCTTGTCCGTGAAATCTGGGTGATTCGCCATGTGATAGGTGATATCAGCCCCGTAATCGCTCTCGGTGATGAACTGGAGCACCGCATCAGGAACCAAAACATCGGTCGCACCCACAACTTCCAGGAAATCGGGGTATTTGATCTGAGCTTTTTCAAGTCGGGCCTTGAATTTGGCTTCGACTTCGGCACGCTCCGCTGCCTGTTTTTCTTGCGCGATTTTGGCGCGCTCCTGCTCAGCCGCGTGCGTGGCTTTCGCATCTGCAAACTGGTCTTTCGCGTCGATGAATTTACTCCAATCGACGACGCCCTCTGGGGAGGTGAATTCCTTGATGTCGGGCGCTTTCGGCGGTTCGGGCGCAGCCGGCGCGGCCAGTGCAGGTTTCTGAGCCTTCGCAGCCTGCAATTCGCGCTCGAGCTCCGCGGCGCGGGCCTCAGCCAGCCGGGCACGCTCGAATTGGTTCTTTGCGAACGCCTCAGCGTCCTTAGCTTCTTCTTCCGCCGTCTTCCGCAGCGCCTCTTCCTGCTTCGCGATCTTATGCCGCTTGCCCACCAGGCGCCGCACGCGCTCCGTCTCATCCGGCGCGGTCAGAATCCACTCTTTGTCGGATTCGGAGATGCCGTGGTAGGGGTCCGGCAGGTCATCGGGGTCAACCAGAGGGGCTGGCGGCGCAACGGCCGCGGGAGCCTCTGGCGCGGGCGCAGGCGGTACTTCCGGCGGTGTGCCGGCAGTCGCGTCGGACTGCACGGGAGGCGCTGGCGGCGGCGCTACAACCACCACAGTCTCGACCGGCGTTGCGCCCGGTAGTGACTTATCGCCCTTCACGTGGTTTTTGACCTCGGTGACGGCGCCGGTTTCAATGAAATCTTGCAACCCAGTCGAAGTCACAACCTTACCCATGGACGCTATCTCGCGGCATGTCGGCCAATGCACGTCCTACGCATCGTTGACACGGACCGTCACCATTGGCTTTTGCCACCTCACCGAACGTCACACCAATGCCGAGATATTTCTTGATCGTCACGATGAAACGACGACCAAGATTCATGGAAAACCGATTCCCATTAGACAATTTCATTCAAACTCGCTCTCGGCCAATGGCCGCAATTATTCTAAAATTTCCACCTGCCACTTTTTCGAATGGCAGTATTCTTTAATCTGACTCAGTGTCCAGCCCTTCATATAATTTATAATCGGAGCACAACGACCGCCGCGGACAATTCCTGCGACGAAATGCGGGGCCGAAATGCGCAGCATCATGCTTTCTCTGCCTTCTCAGCCGCTCGCGCTGTTTCCCGCGCCAGATTCAATTCATGCCCGGCCTGCGCATGCGTATCCAGCAGTTTGCCGCCGACACTGATTTCGGTCTCCGCAATACCAGCCTGTGCGCCGATATGTGCTTTGGTCAATTCCGTGTGCGACTTCAGCGCCGCATCGTTCGCCTTGACCTGCGTCTGCTGATCGATCTTGTATTTTTCCAAGGCGATCCAGTTATTCTCAATGTTGGTCTTGAGTTTGATTTCCTGCTCAAGCCCTTGAATCTTCTGCGTGGCCTGTTGCAATTGTTGCTGCATGGCCGTAACGATGCCCTGCGCCTGCTTCGGCAGCGACTTGATCGCCTTGTCGAGTCCTTGCGGCGTAAGCGGCGCGAGGCGATCGGCGAGGTCAGATGCACCGGGCCAGTCCATGTTGCGCACCACGAGATCGGCACCAACTTTCACGACGGGCTCAGCCAACGGCGTGCGCATGAGATCCAACATCGCATCGACGGACTCAAGACGCTTTGTCTCATATCCAGGTCCGGTATCCATCACCACATCATAGCGGCCGACCGTCAGGTCATTCTTGATCTTTATGATGCTCGGGTCCGTCGACTGTGCCTGCGCTTCCTCGTCAGGTTGATTGATGCCGACCACTTCCGGCACACCATCCTCGCCAATGATGCGTTGCATGCGCGCTTCGCTGTAGTAGTACGGAATCAGGTCGAGAAGGATACGGCCCGTATGGCAGATCGACTTGGTCTGATTGTCGTAATACTGAAAGTGACCGATATCGGAGAGTGCTTGTCGCGCGCGCAGGGCTTTGCCAGAGACGACCTGACCGGGCGCGTCCTGGCCTGGCTCGTGGGGCATCCCGGCGAGGATCATCAGATCTTTCAGCGCAGATTCCGCGGCAGCAACAAATCCGGCCGGAATCGCAACAGGCTCAACGCGCTGCGGAGGTGGCAACGGCGTCTTGCTACCATCCGGTTGTTCAATAAAATCCGGTGTGTAGGTCAGCTTGGAATAGGGAACTTGATTGGCATCATTCCATTCCGGATGACCATCAAACTGGTTGGTTGTTCCAACCCACGGCGCACGCGGAGCCAGCGCGATAACTTCTGTCTCACAAGTACGCCAATAATCATATGCTCTTTGCGTATCAATCAAATCGCGCACCATTCCCTTGCGCTTGATCTGACCATTGATATCCATCACGTTACCTTCGCAACGCACGACAGGAATCCATTTCCCCGGCAAATTCACCGACTCCACAACGGTTGATCCATTCAACCGATGCCATTCCAACTGCCGCCGATAAGAAGGACGCCGGATCGGATTGCCGCGCAAATTCGTCGCGACCTGATCGCCTTCCTTCATGTCGTTTTCAAAGACGTTCCGACCATCCGTCAGTTTGACCAGCCACGCTTTCTTTTTGACGATACGAAAATATTCCGCGAGCCGGATTTCCTCCTTGTCCATCCAATCCAGAGCCATGTCCCCTTGGCCGCCTTCGCGCCATTCCGTCTCCACTTCATCCGGATACTTGCGCTCAAACTCCGAGCGCTTCATTTTCTCCGTAATGATGCACCACTCGGCATCCTCGCCGGCCGGCAGAATGGATGCCGGATCCATGTAGACCGTGAAGGGATTGCGGATGGGCGCAATCTTCAGCTCCTGCTCGAAACTGTCTTCCGAGATATACTCCGACAGCACGCGCCAATAACCCCAGCCCATCTTGACCGCGGACTCACCGCCGATGTCATAGGCCGTCGCGCCTTCTGAGCGCTGCTCGATATGCCGGATCAGTCCGCCGATCTTCTGTGCGATATCCACATCCGCGCCGTCGCTGACCGGATGCACCTTGATGCGCGGCCGCTGCATGCGCATGTTGTTCACCACACGCTTGACCATCGCGCGCGTGTGATTGATGGTCAATGTCGGACGGCGAGAGACCTTGCGTTGATTGTAGATATCCGTGGGCCATTGCTGGCCATCTTCGAATTCGAGATCGATGACCGCGGCCTGGCGGTTGGCGCCTTCGGACTGTTCGCCGATCGACAGGCGTTCGTTGGCTTCTCTGAAAATTTCGTCGTTGGTCGTTGCGGGCTGATGAGATTCAGCCGGGATTACGGGCAACTGAAGACGCTCCGAACTGGGGTATCTGATATTTGATTTGGTCGAAACATTTTTCGCAGAAAGGGCCGCGTTTATCGCCGTTAGGCATCACTACGAGTGTATGACGTTGAATCGAAAGATCCGATTCACACATCCGGCATTTTTGACTCATGCCAGCCACCAATTATTCGGCCGCGGCGACCGACCCGTGGGACTCCCCTCGTAGAACTGCGGGAAATACCACGGCGGTACCTGCTGACTCAAACTGACCCCAACGTGATCGCCCGGTACAAACGTGATGTTGTACGGAATCGCCGCGCCACCGCCGTTGATCAGGCAGGCACCATCCGCGGTCCAATCCGTCGAATCCGCTGTGATCAGCATGTTGTCGGCGGTGGGAATAGCGAGTGGAGTATTCAAGTCGCGAGCAATCCAGCCTGCTGCAGAATCAGAATAATCTGCGCAAGCGCCTCGCCGCACTGTGCTGTGGTGGCAGCGGAGCCGGAGAAATTCTGCAGAACGCCTGCATTAGTCGGCGTGCCCCAGCCTGCCGAGGGAGATTGCGCGAGCGTACCCAAGGCATTCAACACTGCGAAGTTGGAATTGCATTTCTGAAATGCGGACTGCAACGGATCGCCCGTCGCATCGTTCGGAAAAGCGCCAACATTGATGACTTGAAGGCCCGTCATTTAGGTGCGCAACCTTCGCGATACTTCCATTCGATTGATTCGCGTACGTGCTTGCAGCTTCGGCATTCGATCGTACCGTCGTGATTCAGGAAAAAAAGCTGGCTGCCGCAGGTACATTCGAAGACCCACTCCGGGCGCCTGATCTGGAAATCATGCTCCACTACGTCGCCCAAAGAGGTCTCCCAAATGAAAAGGCCAACCCGAAGGCTGGCCTTGTGAATAATCGCCCGATA